TCACGATGGCGATGAAGCTGATGGATGCTTACAATATCGAAGAGGCTGAACTGGCGATTGCGGAAGCTTCCGGTGAGATCAAACTTGAAGTGATCACCCGCGTTGCTAATACGAAAATTCTCAAGGGCACCTCTCATATGCACAAAGTTCTCTTGTGCTTGACTGGCATCGCGAAGTTCACCGAAACCAAGTGTATCTATAACAAGTATTCTGGTGAAGTCACTTTCACTGGTCACCGCCCTGACATCGAATTGTCCGAATTCCTTGTCGGTGTCATCAAGGATGCTCTGGACCGTGAATTCGAGAACTACAAGCGAGTTGAAAGTGGTCGTCTTGGCTACGGTGCAAAAACTTCGTTCCAGAATGCGATGGCGACCCGCGTGTCAAATCGTCTCTATGAGATGGCTAATGAGCGCGACAATGACCGTAAGACCCAGAAGCGTGATGCTGAACGGTTGCGGATCGAGAATGGCTCCACCGCTTCTTCCACCGCTCTCGTTGTCTCCGAAATTGCTGAACAAAAGGCAAAAGAGGTCAATGCGGAATTCAACAAGGCACACCCACGCGTTCGTACTGTGAAGACGGTTATTCGGTCTTCCAATTGGAACGCTTTCGGTGCTGGGAGCGCCGCTGGCGACCGAGTGAACTTGGGTCGCGCAATCTCGCGCACCTCGCAAAAGGCTCTCGCTTGAGAGCCTTTCTTCTTTTGGAGAGACAGGCATGAACACCTTTCCCTACACAAAGAATCCAGTTACACTCTTTGAAGCTTATATTTCGCCGTATTCTTTTTTTAGGTTACTAAGTAGGTTTTGAATAAACTCATCAGGCTTTTTGTTCCAGCTTCTTTGGAGTTTTATCTTGAACTTTTTTACATATTTTTTTATTTCTTGAACTTCCACTCGATTGTGCCTAGCAGTCATTATAGCTCGTATATTACTTTTTATTTCTTCTGATTGGAATGGGTTTTCGACTCCCATAGTTTCTAGATTTTTGTTTCTTATTTTTTCTTTTATTTCATCTGCTTGAAATACATTTCCCACACCATATTTTTCAAAATTGGTTTCTCTTAGTTTATTCATAACTTCTTCTGATTGTGTTGGGTATTCAACGCCTCTTATTTCTAGGTTTGTTTTTTTCATTTTGTTTCTAATTTCTATAGATTGTGCTGGATACTCTACGCCATATCTCTCTTTTGTAGTTTCGGTCATTTTATTTCTGATTTCTTGACACTGTGAAGCCCAGCTCACTTCATATCTTTCGCGCATGGTATTGGTCATTTTACTCTTGATGATATCAGACTGAATTGGATGTCTTACGCCATATCTTTCTTCAATGGTATTAAACCTTTTTTCTCTCGTTTCGTTATTTTGTAACGCATATGAGACCCCATACCTTTCTATCATAAGAAGTTTTAGTTTTTTCGGGGATAGAATCCAATCGTTATTGTGGCCATTATAGAATCTTGGATGATTCTTGGCATCCACCTTTTGAAGAAACCTGGTTTCGTAATCTTGAGCTTCTTCAGCAGTTTCAAAAGTTCTGATCTTGCGGATGATAAAGGTGCTCAAGTCATACTGTCTAATGAGGTCGTTGATTGTATTTGATGAAGTCGTGTAGCCACCTTCTGCCATAAAAGTAGATGGGTTTGCATCTTTCCCCCATTTGACGCCGGCATAGTAGATGCCGTTGCGCTTATCTTGGATGATGTAGAAATACGGTTGATAAATAGCCATGAGCTGTGTTTCCTTTCATTAGGTTGTCAAACATAGAGTCAATGGGGATTCTGCCAGGTCTCCCGCGATTGACACTACTATTTATGAATAGAGGAAACTCAGCATGAGAAAAGATTGGCAAAAACTTACCTATGAACAGCAGAAAGTCTACAAAGACAAAGCCGAGTATCTGATTGAGCGGGGCTATGCTCAAAACAGACCCGTAGAAGAGTTGGCTAAGGAAATATACACAAAAGAATCATTGACGAAATTTTCTGGGTGATGTATGGTAAGATATATCAATTGCTAGGAGAATCGAAGTATGAATCCGTTTCGTTACACCAAAACACCAAAAAATTTGTGTGAAGCACAATCGAATGTAAATTATTGGTGGTACGAAGGTATGGAGTGTCCACCAGATACGATTGAGGCGCACTGGCAGACCTTCATCAAAGAAATGAAGCGAGATGCCGACAGAGATATGCGGAATATCTTGACATTAGAAGAAGAATCGACTAAAGTCAAAGTATAAGACATAGGGAAATCTGTCATGCTTCATGCTGTAGAAACTCGTGGTTGGGAAGCAAACACCGCGTGGTGTGTTCCAACCTCAATATCCTTCCTGACCGGCATTCCACTGTTTCATTCTCACTCTCGCGCTGCGTTCATTCAGGACAAGCGCCTGAAAGATGTTGAAGGTGTGTATGCTTCTGAAGCACTTCTGATGCTTCGTGAGCAAGGATACAAGGGAATTCAAATTGACCTATCCTCTCGCTACTCTGATGCTCCTCTTCTGAAAAAATTTTTGGATGAGCGCACCTCGTATGAGAAATGTATGCCGCTCATGATTCAGATTGAAGATTCCAAAAAGTTCTGCCACATGGTCGTAAGTCATTTTGGATTTGCGGCAGACAACCACACCATGAAACCGGTGCCGATTCCACAATTTCCGCACCTGAAAAAATATGTTACTGGGGCTTGGGTTATCTCCAAACTCTAGAGAAAAGGGATTGATATGTGGACTGACAAACAACAAGACGCCTTGAAGGCGGTCGATAAATGGTTCTATGAATATACCAATTCGCGTAAATCTAGTAAGCAAGTATTTTATGTGGCTGGTTACGCGGGCACAGGAAAGACCACTCTAGCACGCCATTTCGCTGAAAATGTTGATGGTGAAACCCAATTCGCAGCATTCACTGGAAAAGCATCTTTGGTGATGCGCAAGAATGGTTGTGTAAACGCTAGGACTATTCATAGTCTGATTTATAAGGCAGAACAAGACCCGAAGACGGGCGAGCTCACTTGGCACCTAAATCGACAATCTAGCTTGAATGAGGTGAGTCTGATTATTATTGACGAGTGTTCAATGGTAGATGAAGCACTTGCGAAAGATCTTCTGTCATTCAGAAAACCAGTTCTTGTTCTTGGCGATCCTGGTCAGTTGCCACCCGTAAGTGGTGCTGGTTACTTTACAGAAAAAGAACCAGATGTGATGTTGACCGAAATTCATCGGCAGGCAAAAGACAATCCAATCATTCACCTAGCCACAATGATTCGGAATGAACAGATGCCGAAGTTGGGTAGTTACGGTGAGAGCCGTATCATGAACAAAATGACGACAGCTGACTTGATTGATGCAGATCAAGTGTTGGTTGGTAGAAATGCAACAAGAGAATCCTTCAACGCAAAAATACGCAAACTCAAGGGACTTGACCCAGACACTCCTGTTATTGGTGACAAGTTAATCTGTCTACAGAATGATCGTGACTTGGGTATCTTCAATGGCGGAATGTTTGACGTTGAAGAAGTTCTCAAACCAAAAATAGCCAAGACAAACTTTCTGACAATGCGACTTCAATCACAGGATGATGAACGACTGCCATTTCTGAGCCGTGCCCACAAGAGCTTCTTTTTTGAAGATGTGCCTACGCCACATTGGAAAGAGTTAAAGGGAAGTCAACAGTTTTGTTGGGGTTATGCCATCACCACACATAAGTCACAAGGTTCTCAATGGTCATCGACCTTCATTATGGACGAAAGCTGGTGTTTTCGTGAGGACCGATGGAAATGGGCTTATACTGCAGTTACTCGTGCCTCCGAAAAAATCACATTGGTCGTCAACTAATAAATTCAACTAAGGACATATATTATGAATCGTCTTCCTATTCGCCCGCACCCATTTGGTAGTCTAGACAAGTGTTTTGTTGCTGGTGGAGCAATCCTCTCTGCTGTTACAAAGAGCGAAATCTCTGACTATGACATTTATCCGAAATCAACAGAAGCAGCAATCGAAACCATCTACTATTTGATGGAAGAAGAAGGTTGCTTCATTGTCAACATCTCTGACCGTGCTATCACGCTAAAATCAAACGATATCAAAAATGACAAAGACGAGCGAGTTATTGTTCAGGTCATGATGTTTGACGAATTCGCGACAGCTGATCGAATCTTTGAATTCTTTGACTTCACTGTATGTATGGCTGCATTCGATTGTGATACAAAAGAATATCATTTCCATAAAGACTTCTGGCTGGATGTCGCAGGAAAGACCATTCGTTTCAACCCGAAGACTCGCTATCCGCTCAACAGCATGATGCGATTGTCTAAGTATCGTGCGAAGGGGTACACGCTTCCAACTTCTGAAATGGTTCGCATGTCACTAACACTCATGCAAAGCGCGCTTCCGACTAGTTGGGATGAGCTTGAAGCTGTTATCGGTGGAACCTATGGTCATCAGGTAAAACTTCATACCGAAGGAAAAGAGTTTTCTATTCAGGCTGCAATCGACTTGTTTGATGACCTGAATGTTGACTTGCTGTTTCCAGACGCTTCTACAGACTATAGTAATTTCACCGCTGACGACTTTGAATTGGCATTCACGACAGAAAAGGTCTATGCTTACAAGATGCCCGAGAACAACAAGTTGTTTAGTTTTAGTGTTTGTGGCGGCAGTAATGACAGATACGCAATTGTGATGGCTGATGGTCGCATTAGGCCCGATGGGGCAAATGCAATTCGTCTACGAGAGATTCTCAAGAAAGAGCCGTTCGAAATTGCGCCAGACGATATGATGATATACGGATACAAATCATTCAAAGAAATGCCCGATGGTACGCTAGAAAACTGCATTCATAGCAAGAAAATTCGATACTCTATCGGCGACTGGGTTCAAGAACCAGTATCACCGCACATCTATGTTCACACAGACCCAAAACAATGCTACAGCGGAAAAAGGTACAAGGTCGGATTTCTGCTATCTGATATTGTGACTATGGCCATCAGCGAGACAACCGTAAAAAAAGTTATGGTCATTGAAAAAATGTATTGACAAACATATCGAATCGGTGTAGTGTCTAAGAGTAGTCAGAAAAGAGGGAAACATGCTTCTGAAACCTGCGCCGATTAGTTCTTCCAAGTTTGCATTCAAGAATGGCGTGTTTTCCGCTGAAGCTTCGGAACTGAAAGATTTGAAACTTGGTCGCATCTATGATGATGCTGATGACATGGGGTTCACAATCATTTCTGAAAAAACTGGAAATTGTGTTGTGTTTGTGCAAATGGAAGATACTCTTGATAACGAGGGGGACCTAATCTCAATCAACTTCGTTTCTGTTACTCCCGGTATGACCAATCTGAAAGTGGTGATCTTCAATGACTGAATGGACCAAAGAAAAAATCGCAACTCTGCTCGAGACCAACGACAAGGCTGTTGGTCGTGCGCTTCTTCGTCTTGCTGAGTTGCAGACAGCTGATGAGCTCGACAGCGAAGATACTAAATACAAAAACGGTCGAGGCTTCCGTCCATGCCATGCAAAAATGGGAACCTCAATGGCGAAGTTCTACCAGAAGGCTGGTTATCTTTCGCCGAAACAAATCAACTACTGGCGCGTCAAAGATAAGTCAGGCAAGAGCCGCATCGGCATCTATTCTGGCCAACTCTTGCGAGAATTCGTCAAGGCTGCAGCCTAATATAAGGAAAATTTAAAATGGCTAAAGATATTTGGGTCATTTCAGACCTACACTACAATCATGCCAACATCCTGAGCTTTATTGACTATCAAGGCAACCGAACTCGCGATTTTGATACTGTAGAGCAAATGAACGAGTGCTTGCTTGATCGATGGAATTCTGTTGTGAAGCCTGGCGATATCGTCTATACTTTGGGTGATACATTCTTTGGTGACAAGGAAACATTCAAGAGAGATTGGCCAAAGTTCAATGGTTCAAAGCGACTAATTGTCGGCAACCATGACGATATTCAATTTCTCGCAAACGGAGCATTCTTCAAGAAAACTCTGTTCTGGCGTATGTTCACTGAACATGGTCTTATTTTTCATCATGTTCCATTGAATCTAATGGCGCTGTTTCGGGGCACAAGTATTGAATGCCCTCTATTTCAGGTCCATGGCCACAGCCACACAATGGGTTCTCCGAAGATCGGTCCATACACTTCTGTCTGTGTAGAAATGCGAAACTACACGCCGGTCAATATCGAAGACCTTGCTCTGGAAGCGAAGAACTATCGCGAAAACAGATGGGCGATTGATAAGCAACTTTTTCAAAGTATTGGAATGATTTGATGAGTGACTTAGATATATTCAACAACTGTACATGTGAAATGAAATACACAATTAGACCTCATGGTGCTAATAATGAGTTTCATGTATTATATTATGGTAGGTGCAATCATAGACATGGCTACAACCTAGTTGAATTGCATGATCCGGCGCTAAACTGTGATTTGGTGCATATTGAGCGTATGCTAAATATTGGACTCAAAGAATATCAGAAAAACAATGGCGAAAAGTATTTGGAAAAATGAACATTGCCAATGCTTCAAATCTTATTAGATGCAGCGGCTGCGCTGCACTATACGACAAGACCCTTTCTTGGGATAGAGGTTACTACAGTGGAACCTCATCAAACTTCACGACTGTTAGTTTTGTCGAGCAAGGAAGCTGCCCCATCTGCGGAAAGAAACACCAATGAAACTATACATAGCAGTACTTGACGAATTCCCTGACTATATGACACCGACTCTTGTGGCACACAGCATGTTAGGAGCTCACTTAGAGTTTACATATGTAGGGCCATCATACGGTCTACCGTTCTACCCAGAATATATGACATGGCTTAAAGACTCATTTCGCAAGTGTGTGGTGCGAGTGAACCAGAAAGAGTTTGACAAGATTGCAGCACTACCTGATGTTTATCTTGGGCACGAAAATACTACACTTGAAGGACGAAAAGCCTGTGCTGTCGTCTGTCCTAGACTAGAAACCCCGAATGTACTCAAATTCGCAAAATTATGGAAACCAAAGCATGAACTCTCTATCTGATATTCTCCGCTGGCATCTAGATGCTATCTTATTCTTCATCGTCGTTATCCTTATTGTTTTAGGAATCGGAAAGCTTATTAGTAGTGATATGGCTAAAACAGAACGACAATTCAATGCCTGCGTCGAATCTGGTAAACAATATGTAAGTGGAAGCTGTGTAGAATGAAACAATTAGTTGAAGGCTACGATAACAGTGAAATCTCAAATCATTCGGATTACCGCGATTTCTTTTTAGCAGTAAATACATCTGATATTACAGAAAGCGAGTTCGAGTTGCGAGTTGCAGTTCAATCTTATAAATTATCAATGGAAATAATCAATTCATATATGAAAAAGATCGCAGAATGAAAGTTGAGCACCTTATCGCTTTATTGCAACAATTCCCACCGGACACAAAAGTATATTATGAGGCCGAACACAAAGACGATTGGGTGGAAGTGCGTAAGGCTGAGTACACCGTTATTTGGGGCCAAAAGGGAGTCTATCTAAAATGATGACACTTGAAGGTATAGAGCGTATCCATGCTCTATGGGACAGTACAATGATTACTTGCCCAAAATGTTCGCATGAGCAGGATTTGAGTGACTGCGATTATGCACAATATCATATCACCTATTGGGGTGATGATGGACCAAAAGAATACTGCTGCCCGAATTGCGATAATAGCATGATGGTGCAGGAACGCGTAATGAGATCATTTACAATTGTGGAGGATGATGAAGAATGAAACTATACAAATACTACGAAGACTATGGGCGCATGGGCGCGATTGAAGGTCTGTTCTTTCTGACAGATGAAGAAGTAGAGAAATATAAAGAATATACAGGGTATCTTTATTGGGATGAGCTTCTTGGAAAACACAGCGAAGGCCACTTCAACTTCTCTGATGAAACGCTTGGAGTGATCGAATTGCCGGAAGATGTTGTCACCACTCTTTACGAAAAACTCGGGCAAGTGCTTTCCGGTCCGTTTGACTTTGAATACTTTGATGAAATCATCCAAGAGCGAATGGAAGATGAAGATGAAGACGAATGAACTGCATTGACAATCCATTGCGTGACCTGCATGAAGCGCTAGCTCATGCTCAGTACGAAGGTGTCAGTGATATTGAATATGACAGCATTGATCTAGAAGCTTCCCAGAAAGCAAAGACAACAGAAGAGCGTATTGCTGCACGAGAGAAGAAGATACCCAAATCTCGGCGACCGTGGAGTGGCCGAGACTTCTGGGTCTATGCAATGTTTCCCCAAACATGGGGAAGTACTGCACTTGGCCATGGTGGAATGGGTGGAGCATCGATGACGACTGCTTACACGATTGTTCTAGAATGTCCAGCTACACAAGAGTTTTTGGTTTACTTTGGCGGGCAATTGTGTTATAAAGTAGATCGCAGAGGTAAAAATTTAGAGGTCTTTACGAAAGACCTTGCTGAAAGAAATCTCGCAAGCAAAAAGCAAAGCGAAAAATATCAATAACAATCACAGTAAAAGGAGCTAACACATGGGTTGGGGAAGCGGAAGCAGACTGGCTACAGAACTAATTGACGCCGCCAAGGCAACAATCACAAATGAGGTCGAACGAACATCATTCTATGAACAGATGATCTATGCCTTCGAAGAGTTTGATTGTGACACACTTGACGAATGTGTCGGAAATGATGAAGTGTTTGATGAGGTATGGGAAGAACTCTATCCATCAGATAACTATAGCGATTTAGACGAAGAAGACTACGAATAACCGCTTGACAATGGACCCGAATCACTGTATGTTGTAACTGTGATAAGGAGACATTCACATGACGCTGATCAAAATCACTCCCGAAAATATGAACGACTTTCCCGTTGGGACGGTCGTTCTTTCGCGTTGCGGTGCTTACTACCCCGAAGTGGAAGGCGTAGTTGTCGGCCATCGCGTGATGCCCGCAACAAAATTCTTTCCGGCTATCGCTCATCTGATTGTTGAAATGCCAGACGAAGAAGATGGAACTGCAGTTCGGACCGTATCGCAGCTCTTTTCTGTTGACACGAATATCGGTCCAATCGGCACCTATCTCGTAAAACTCGCTGAGAAGGTCGCCCCGAAAAAGAAATCCCCTTGGGCTGCATGATAATGAAAGGAATTGCATGAACCATCCTACACTATATAAAATTGATAGCACCGGCCGAGTTCGAACTTGGTGGATTGAATCAAATGACGAAGCCTATAGAACTCATTCTGGGTTAGAAACCGGAAAGATTGTCGTATCTGGTTGGCAATATCCGACAGAGAAAAATGTCGGCAAAGTAAATGCTACTTCCGTCACCGAACAGGTGCTATCGGAAGTCAAATCCAAATATGAGCATCAAACATATCAAGGCAAATACGCTGATACGATTGAAGAGGCTCGTAAGGGCGCAAAGTTCGTTGAATGTATGCTTGCAGCAGCTTATGATGCAAAGAAGAATAAAGCATTCCCCTATTGGTCGCAACCAAAGTTGGATGGAGTGCGCTGTATCACATCAGAAGCGGGTCTACAGTCTCGTAATGGAAAGCCACTACTATCATCCCCGCATATTAGAGCTGCTCTACAGCCGCTATTTGACGAATTCCCTGATGCGGTTGTTGATGGCGAACTCTATAATCATGAGCTGAAAGATGATTTTGAAAAACTAATTTCATTGGCTCGTAAGACAAAGCCGACATCAGAAGACATTTATGAGTCTGCTAAGATGATTGAATACCATGTCTATGATGTCATTATTCCCGGCGAAGACTTGACCTATGCAGAACGCTTCAAGTTCATTCAAGTCAACATCGCTGGGCGGTTCCCTATGGTCGTTGCTGTTCCTGCTGTTCTTGTTCACTCTGCTGATGAAATTGACACGAAACTTGGCGAGTATCTAGAGAGTGGATATGAGGGGCAGATGCTTCGTGACCGGAATGCACCCTATGAGCATAAACGCTCAAAGTCACTGCTCAAGCATAAGACTTTTGAAGATGATGAATTTGAAATCGTAGAAGTGGTCGAGGGTCTTGGCAACTGGCAGGGTTATGCAAAAAGCGTTACCATCCGTCTACCAGATGGAGAAGTTCAGCAGTCGGGTATGCGCGGCAGTCAAGAGTTTGCAAAACGACTGCTCGAAGAACGCGACTCATTGGTGGGAACCCAAGTGACCGTCCGATATCAAAATAAAACCTCTGACGGGAAGCTCCGCTTTCCTGTTGCTGTAGCATTCTGGAAAGGAAAACGCGATGTCTGATATGATTGCATACGAGTCACGGTATGGGTCAATCAAGCGTCTGCATCTCACCGGAAAATGCAAGACAAAAACCATTATTGATAACACAAGGTGGAACTACTGCAAATATGATTATGCTCAGAATCGGGTGCATTTCTTAGGTATTCCTCTATGGCTGGAATGGATAGATAAAACATATATCTTCTACCAAAAAGAAGTTGAAGAATTTTATGATTGCGATGAATTGAAATCATGAGTGGATATACATACGGAGAGCATGAACCAACAGAACGGTGCCCATATTGTGGCACCGTTTGTAGAGCTGACTTCGTTGATATTGGTGTTGGTATGATTCAATGTGGACCATACCATTGCGACAATTGTAGAGCATCCGAGATAGGTCCATACGATAAAGACCGAGAACTTTCTGAAATAGAACGGAAGTGTGGATGGTATGGCCCAGACGAAGAGCCGGGGTCTTCTGCTAATGTCATTGGCGGAAGAGTCGTAAGTCATGTTCAGGCTCGTAGAGAATATGTAGACGAATTTACAAACAATCCTATGTGGCACGATAAAGAACATGCAGAATCTTGGTGGAAAGAAATGAGGAGTCCGAACCAATGACAAATAGTCAATATCAAGTTGCGCCTGGTCTTTGGATTGGCTCTAAGAATGGCGATTTGCAGAGAGAAAGACAAATACTTATATCCAAGTTGGCAAATGGCGATGATAGTGCAAAAGCACGTATCAAAGAAATCACCAATGAGCTGATTCAAATGCGCATGGCTAGACCATTCAAGAGGAGTAATTGACTTGACATTCTTGGCAACATTGTGGTATGCTGGTGCAGTGGTATTACAGATTGGATATGAGGGCCAGACACTAAACGATTGTGAAGTGTTGACAAAAACGATGATGATGGATATTGAGCAGTCATATAATGATCCAACAATGATTGATGATTTAGCTGCTTCAGTGTTTCCAACAAATCAATTTGTTGCTACTTGCGAAACTGAAATTCTTGAAACTGATCAAAGATATGCAAAATGAAATTTACAACAACAATGAATACCCGTTATAGAACTGGTATTGGTAATATACCCAAAGCTTGGATTGAGTATACAGATAAAAATTATGAAGACCATGGCGATGTGTATCAAAATTCAATTAGCAATTACTTTTATGCTCACATCAGACATTGGGATTATGACAGCGGTGGTAGTGAAACACATGATTTTGTGTTTGAGGATGGCAAATCATTTCGTGTTGTTTATGATTATTGGTCTGAATGGTATCACGAAGATGATGATGACAATGGATTGAAACACGAATTCTATATCGAAGAAATTTCAATTGATGATGCAAATGTTCCAGAGAAAAAGATAGGGAGAGATTGGTTATGAAATATCTACTGATGAAAAAGGATGGAAATGGAGAGACAGCTCTTTCTATTATTGAAGATCCGCTTGAACTTTACAAGAGCGGGCAATTCAGGGAAGATAGCGGCGACAAGTTGTTTCAAATTGGCGATGAAGTCAGGGTCGAGCTGAATATAAAAGTCAAATCGAAAACTACATTTAGAGATTTACCCACAAACGGAGCCATTCGGCTACAGAGCGGTACTATTATGAATGGCGATCAGGGCTTAGGTGACACTCGTGGCTACTAAAGTATTTTTATTTGGCACGAATTCATGGCTATACTGCTATGATGTAAACCATAAAAATGGAATCTGGACTGGATGGGTAAGGAACGGTGAATGGTTTTTACATTTTGACGAAAATAATAATATTATCAAAGCATGTAAAGATGCAAGATCTACAAAAAATCCAGTCACAATTATAGAAAGTGTACTAACATGGGCTTGTGATCCATTCAAGTCTATTTTTGATTATAACGCAGTTATTGAAGATGCAAGGGTCCGATATGAAGCTGGAGAAGAGTCAAACTTGGTTCTTGCTCCACCAAAGAAACAAGTCAAAGAAGACTATGAAGACGATATTCCATATTGAAGGATAATAATCGATGAAAATTGAAACAAAAGACTATTACTGGACTTGTGGTGAACCTGGCTGCTGCACGGAGTATGGAACTATCCTTTATATTGACGGCAAAGAAGTGGAAGACCGGCGCTTTATGAATACTGCTGATGCTTATCGCTACATTCTAGAAGAACTGCAGGGCCATGAAGTCGATTATATTTACGAGGAGCAAGATGAATGAAAATCAACTGGAATCAAAATCCATTTTGGACCACCGTCGAACTTGATGATCGGGATAAACAGATGATACTTGCTGCTTATCAGAATGAGCAGTATAGCGATCTTCTTTGTAATCTCAATATGCGACTAAATGGAGATTTCTCTGACCCTCCCCTTACTGACACAGAGGAAATCAAAAAAATAGCTGGCAAATGGGCTGCAATTTATAATCTTGAAGTGGAGTCCGAAGAAATTCAGGATTACATCAGTTATATTGATGACCAACATGGCGGCGATTGCACCTGTTTTCCTTGTACATGTATGCGTTGTTATATTGAATCTTGGCTAGGTATAGACACACTCAAAGGACTCGGTAAACATCAAGCTGCTAAAGTACTAGGGTCGTTCGGCAAAGAAGGCAACAAAACTATCGATGAAGCCATTGCTATGCTAGAAGCAGACAATGAATACATCAAGCCAGATACATGGCCGAGCCAAGTCGGATGGGATGAACACATTCCGCGATGGAAAAAAGAGAGAGAAGATGCGCTGGTGTGGCTCAAGAAGTATAAAGAGCAACACGGCTTTTGATGGTTGACAATGTTTCCGAATCGGTGTAGTGTCAATTTGTAGGAACAAGAGGAATCTTCCATGTACTATATAATTCTTGAGAAATACCTCAAAACCGGAGTCGTCTCGGTTTACAATGTGTTTACCAGTGAACAGCTCGCCGTAGATACTATGGAAAGTCTCATTGAAGCATCAGAGTTATATGGTTACAAAATGGATGCGGTACGCACAACGAGTAGCGGAGACTGGATATGATTGTATTTGAATTGATTGGCACCGGTGCCTGGATCGACTGGGGTTCTCGTGGCACAGAGACACGCCTCGGCCTCTTCTCTACTGTTGAAAAGGCAGAAGCAGAAATCGAAGAAATGAAACTGAACAAGGAATGGAAAATGCGTTGGGATTCCTTCCATGTGGTTGCGGTGAATGTAAAATGAAATCAATCGACAAACTGATGAACATTCACGCAATGATCAATGACAACGGCGGCATCAACTTCATCAAAATTCGAATGATGCTTGATGATATCGACCGACTTGCCGCAGAGGGCCACCCAAAAGCTTTGCAATTCATCAAAGAACTTGAGCATGTTCATGCCGTTGTTCTTGCTGGAACACAAATGGAGCTGGAATGAAAACCTTTCTCGTTACTTTCGTGACTGACCATCTTGGTCGGAAGCACACGACACTACGACATGCGGAAAACGAAAAAGCTGTTCGTGCTTGGGCAAAACGCACCAAGACATTCTTTGTTGAGCTGAAATTGAGGAAGTGAAATGAGCGAATTCAAATTCAAGACCTTTCGCTGCGAATGGCAAGTCGTCATTCAACAAGTGAATGACGATTGGAGCCCACGAAGAGACGGCGTAACGATTCTTGCTAAGTGGCCAACAATGGATGAAGCATACTGTGATCTTCCAAATCATGCCGTAGAATCTGCTTATCTAAAGGGCAAGTGGTTTCCAAAGAGTGCCATGCACGCCTACGAAGTCGTTGAAGTCCAATACCGAGAGGTTGAAGTAAAATGATCAACAGTGAACTTGCGAACCGAAAAGTCTTCTCTCTGAATGACCTCATTGCAATGGGTCTGATCACGAAGGAAGATGTTGACAAATGGCTTCGCTATCAAGAGGCGAAAGCAACTGTGAACGAACTATTCAAGGGAATGTTCTGATGACTTATGACGAATGGTTTGAAGATAACCGAGAAGAACTGGAATCTCTTCTGCGCGGCGATCAAGAGGAGCTGGTATACAAATGCTGGCTTGCTGGATACGAAGCAGGCTTGAAAGAAATGGGAAGTTTTGCAGCTGACCTGTTCAGCAACATTTGATAGGAGAATAAACATGGAATGGAAAACTATACTGGCACTTGCTCTACTGGCAGTGCCACTCGCATACTGTACTGTTGAAGATAGTCGGCAAAGGGTGAATGCTCACGCTGAGGTAGAGAAAGCATGTATTGCACAAAAAGGCGAAATCACACTTAGCGGCAAATGTACATTCGAATAGCAGCTTAAGCTGCAGCAGCTTCTTTTCTGGTTTATGGATGATAATCCAATTATACCAGGCATGAAAAATTTGTCAAGAAGAAAATGTATAAATTATATCGATTTTTCTTCTTGACATGATGCCCGAATCGGTATAGATTGATCATGTAGTAGAGAAAAGGAAACATCAGATGCAACACCTCATCGGTAAGAATGTCCAGTTCACCTCGAAGATTGAAGAGATGGAGGCTTATCCAGAGAACTCCATGCGCGCTCGGATTGTCAGCATTGTAGAAAAAGATACCGATAATGCTGATGTTCATGAACATATGTACAAAATCACATTTGACTACTCCGATTTTGACGAATTCAACGCTGCGCTCGAAGCCCCCAACTATTACAACAAAGATGGTGTTGCCTGCTTGACTGCTCGTGAGGCTAACATGTACAAAAAGCAAGAGCTAATCTACTTCGGGTCGCCTACGCTGTGGCCCTTCGAAAACTACTTCACTGTTCTTGGTGAAAAATCGAATGCGCTTATTGCTCGGTTCAAAGAAAGTGGCGCAACGAACTATGTAGAATGGCTGGAAAGCCAGATTGAGGTCTGATATGAATATCACATTCGAAGCACCAAAAGGTCACCGATTTCTCCGGCACTGGTTCATGGGAATCACAACTTTTAGTATTGATGGAAATCCATCGCTTTGGTTGTGCCGCAAGACAAAGAAGTGGGTCACTAGCGAGTTCCTGACAGACGGTGGGTCTTCCCATGCTGATTGTCGCTCGTATAGGGCGTTCCTTCGGCATCTGCGGAAACACCCGGAATTGAAGGGATATGAGGTGGTCCTCGTTTCTCGTTTTCGGGACCACAATATCGTGGCTATGCCGTGATACAAAAACATGAAACTGATAGAAGGCGACAACAGTGAATAAAACAATGACATCTGCTGCTGAACAAATTGATGCATATCTACACCAGATTATCGATGAAACTCATCCATTATTCAAACCGATATCGGATGAAGAAATGCTTGAGAGTCAAGAAGACTGTGGCCTCTTCGTAAGAGATTTCCTACATGAGAATGGAAAAAAGTTCCGCATGAAATGGCGGGTATACTATGGTACTCCTGAAACTGCTCGAACCGAATTCGAGCCAGCAACTGAAATCTAAGGAAAAATAAAATGATGCCACTATCACTTGTCGGAATTATCATCATTGCAGCACTCATTGGAGTTGGTGCTTTTGTGATTATGAAAAACTTGACATTCAAGCGAACTACTGGTAGGTACCGCTATGTCAAGACAAAAGACGAAAACGGAAATGAAATCACAAAGGTTGTTGACCTAGAGGATGATGAAGATGCGTAAACCAGATCGAACCAACTATAGAAATAGTCTCGATTATCAAAACGATATGAACGAATATAAAAATTATGAAAGGAAGAAAGTTATGAATGTAGTTGTTGGAATTGGTGGTGCCGTCGTTGTTGGTATTGTCGCGCTAACTATTCTTGGTGGGTCATGGTATACCGTAAACGAAGGGTATCGTGGTGTTGCACTACGGAATGGTGCTGTGATCGGAACAGCTGAACCGGGTCTTGGTTTCAAACTACCAATCGTTGATTCTGTTGTTGATATTTCTGTGCAGTCACAGGCTCAGATGTATGAAAATATTCTTGCTTATTCGCGGGACCAACAGACAGCAGGTCTGAATATGTCTGTAAACTATCGTCTGCCCGCTGATCAAGTTGAGACTATCTATCGCGAATATGGTGGTGAGGCTGGCGTTGTCTCTCGTCTTCTTGACCGACAAGTTCTTGAAGAAGTAAAAAATGTCTTTGGTAAATTCAATGCTGCAACAGCAATTCAGGAACGCGAACGGCTTGCAGCAGAAGTCCAGATGGCAATCCAAAAGGCTGTTGTTGGCCCCATCATTGTAGAATCCGTTCAGATTGAAAACATCGACTTCTCTGATGCATATGAAAATTCAATTGAAGCAAGAATGCTTGCCGAAGTTGAAGTTCAGAAAGTTCGACAAAATGCTGAGCGGGAAAAAGTTCAGGCCGAAATCAAAGTGATTCAGGCACAAGCAGAAGCTGATGCTCGTGTTGCTCAGGCGACCGCAGAGGCAGAAGCAATCACATTGACTGGTGATGCAGAAGCAAGTGCCATTCGTGCTCGTGGAGATGCGCTTCGTGACAACCCGGCGCTCATTGATCTTGTGCAGGCTGAACGCTGGAACGGTGCTCTTCCAACCACTATGATTCCCGGTCAAACTGTTCCATTCATGAATATGGGCGGAGTCAACCAGTAATCATTATTGGAACTACTACCGAAAAAATTATGGGCGGGAGAGAAATCTTCCGCCTTTTTTCTATTGACATAAAGCCCGAATCGGTGTAGATTGACAAAGTGAGGAATGAAAAGGAACTCTCCATGACGACGACCATCCATTACTTTTCGGTTGAAATGTTCTCCGACCTGCATAAGGATGCTTACGGCTTCCGCCCTCGGGCCGGTTGCGAGTTCTATGAGGCATCAGCCGACCGTAAGCAGGTCATTTGGGATGATGCCCTTGACGCTCTAGAGGCTTCCATCAAAGAAGATCGCAAAGCGCATGAAGAAGCTGTCGTGAAATTTTCAGCTCGCATCAATGCTGCAACTGACCTTGGTGCTGCGGACGAAGAAACTGCTATTCGTTGGATACTAGAGGGCGAGAACTTTAGTCTGAACGACTATCATTATGGCGCTGATTATGTAGCGTATCACTTCAACCTGCCATATGCGAACCGTTGGAGTAAAGTTATCGCCGGGATAGTTCAACAAAAGGTTCGCGAACTGGATAAGGAAATCGATGAATGAAAAAGATGATTAGCGTTCCGGTGGGTGCTGAACCAAAACTTTCCAAGTACCGTCACGGCAATACCGAATATATTGATTATGGGTGGGTAAAGGAAACTCTTTATCCGTCTGGTAAATTGACCGAGCTTATTTCTCATCTTCAACAGATGCAAAAGAAACACAGAGACAGATACCAAAATATGCGATTCGAAGAAAAGAATGACTGTGGTTGTCCTTGTGAATGCTCGTGTTCTCCGTCATATGTTCTGTATGGGGAACGGTATGAGACTGATCTGGAATATCAGTTCCGACTGAAACAAGAAGACACGCAAAAGTCAGCTAAAGAAGAGCGTGAGAGAAAAGAATATGAGCGCCTGAAGGCGCAGTTTGGAGAAAAGTGATGCCAAAGGTAGTTGGGTTTGACCCTAAGACAGTAAAACAAGCAACATGCCAAGAGTGTGGTGCTATCAATGAATATGTGCCGAAAGATGTTCGCACTCTTTGGTCTGGTACTGATTACGGTGGTGGGCCAGATGGGGCGAAAGGATTCACCTGTGCGAATTGCGGCAAAGATGTTATTACATATAGATGGTAGAATTGAAAATACCGATTGACATGAAGACCGAATTGGTGTAGATTGACTTTGTAATGGAACTAAACTTCTGGCTAAGGAAAACGCAATGAGCTATGATTTTGACTACTACAGTGGCCGTCACTTGAAGTATCCGGCCAAGCCCACTAAACCAACTCTTGGCCGTAGCCCATCTGCGATTGAAGCACGCGCCTATGCTGATGCTCTTGAATACTATGATCGCGAGCTCGACGGATATAAAGAAGATAAGAGCTACTATCATTCTCAAATGTCATCACTTTGTCGTGAGTTTGAGGAAAAGCTTAGGTCTGACTATGCGATGTCAGAGGGTGAATTTGAGGTGATCTGGAGCGAAGCATACGAGCGTGGACATAGTGGTGGTCTTGAGGAAGTTGTTTCTCATTTCGATAGTCTCTATGAGTTTGTCAAAAAGTACACCAGTGTTATGATGATGAGGGGTTGACTGCTCCCATCGAATCGTCTATAACTATACATGTCAGAAAAGGAATCGCCTATGAATAATGAAGTTCTCGCCCTCGCTGCCAACACCAACTTTGTCGGATATGCCATTGTAGATTGGGATAGTGTGTTCGGCATAACGACTTGCCCAAATGATGCGGTCGCTATGGCTCTTGAACGCACCCGCACTGGTGGTGATGGTCTTGCTGAGTTTGTCAAGGTATACAGTGTCGGAACAATGGGCATGTACGCCAAGGTACCCGGAGAACGAGTCGTTGAAGAATACAACTGGAAACGCGCTATGAATGAATTGATGGGTTGACAATCAAACCGAATCGGTGTAGTGTCAATCTGTAATCAAGAGGAGAACTGACATGGAAGAGTTTGAAAATATGTCGCTCATTGAGCTTCGCAAACTGCTTGTTGATACAATCATTGATGTTCGGGGGCGAGATTATGCCCTTGGATGGCTTCACTCTGCATATTCCTACGGAAGCCGTTTCACAGATGAAGACCGTGACCAGCTGATTGATCAAATTCGCGAGTGTCGTGCTCGCAAAGAATCAACCCTCTCTGTGTAAAGGATACACAAAATGCTTACTATTCTTGCCTGGTTGACCTTCATTCCTGCCATCTGCTGGAACTTCTTGTTGTTTATTATTGTCTTTACAGATATCATGGATAAGGGGCAACTCACATGGACGCGCAGTGATATTAGAGATCTTATTTTGAGCCTTGCAGTTCTGCTTATCCCCGGTGTCTATCTCTTTGGATGGTTCTGATGGCTGTGTACTACGCCGAAATTCAATACACGACTACTCTCACCGTTCGATTTGAGCTTCCAGATGATCTTGAAGCAACCGAAGAGGATGTTTTTGAAGCAGCGGCTTATGTTGATAATCACCGTGGCGACTGGATTTCCGATGGAACTGTTCTATATATAGAAAAGGATGAATTCGATGAAGACCCATGATCCTGAAATTGACAAAGACTCCTATCTAGTCGGCAAGCAACTGGCCCATGAATACAACTGGCATTCATACGAAGAATGGGGAGGCTGTCGCATCTATGTAGACAGCGACCTTGCTGACATGTTCTATGTCCAGCACGGTGGCCATTCTGTCTATTCTTCGATGAATGACCCAGAATGGGAAGAACCTTACTTGGCTGATACTGAGCATGTAGTATCTCTCATTGACGAGTGGGAACAAATCGAAAAAGAGAACGAAGATTATTGGAATCAGAACGGAGGAATCTAACATGCAAATTGAACATATTGTCTGGGAAGATTGGAACTACACCGACAAAAAGCTGACTGGCATTCTTGATATTGAGGTTTACTGGCACGGTGGCGGAACGGATACGGTCATCATGCAAGGAACCTACACACATGATGGCCGTGGTAAGTTCGCCAACTCCTTTGTAACCATTAGCGAGGATACAATGGGTGTAAGTGGCGTTTCTTTGCGAAGAATTGGGACGATTGTTGGTTGACATAGCATTCGAATCGATGTATGTTGATTCTGTAAGGTAAAGAAGGAAACGACAATGCACCAGATGTGCTACTATCGAATCGACAACATCGATGTTGAGCCGCAGCCGCCCACCAAGTGGGAAATTGAGGCTCGGTCTATTCTCGCCACCGTTACAAAAGCCAGTCATACCCAGTTGGATCAGATCATGCTGCAATATTTCCGCGTTCGCCTGGGCGGCCGTCGGGAAGTTCTCGTTCAGCGCCGCGCAACCGCTGTTAGTCTGTTGGAGGGTCGTATTTATAACCTGCGGCGCAATGCAGAAAACCAAGCGCGTCGGGAGCGGTTCATTGGGCCACTTACCATTCAAATGGCAAACGGTCATCCATTTTGATGGCTGACTCGGCAGCCGAGTGCTAGGCGTGCTACACGGAAACAAGGAGCAAACGAAATGGCTAATTTGATGGAAGAAGGCACTGCAGCAGAAATTAACTGTTGACATAGAATGCGAATCGATGTATGTTGATTCTGTAAGGTAAAGAAGGACTATAGCATGAACACCAAAGAATCTATTGCTGAACTTGACGAAAAGATCAGAGAAACTGCTCGTGCTCTAGAAAAACTTAAAGCTCAAAGAGACCGCATGATCAGAGAAAATAACAAGGCGAAGTTGGCAATTCATCAACTTAGGAAAATCCGCGATGCGCGGTTGGCAGCTGAAGAAAAGAGTGAATAATGAACTATCAATTCCCTGAAATCCGCACCATCAACGATGTGCTTCCTCACATTGAAGGTCGCTCCGAATTTATTGTTGCTGAGCGCGAGTTTGGTACTGTTATCAACTATGTTGTTGCGATGGCTGATACCTTTGATATGACTGGCCCGGATGACCTTGGTGGTGCTATTCGGCGTGAATGCCGCGGCTTGATCTTTGACCTTGAGGGCTATATCATGTCGCGCCCCTTCCACAAATTTTTCAATGCCCTTGAAAAAGAAGAAACGCAAATTCATGCAATTGATATGACCAAGCCCCATGTCATCATGGAAAAGATGGATGGGTCGATGATCCGGCCGATTTGCCTGAACGGAATGGTTCGTCTTGCAACCAAGATGGGCGTGACTGACATCGCTATTGAAGCTGAAAAACTGCTTACTGCTGAACAATACGAGTGGCTTGAGCAGCTGGTGCTTTCCGATGTAACTCCTATCTTTGAATATATTGCTCCGACCAACAAAATCGTGATTGAGTATGCTGAGCCGAAGCTCGTTCTTCTGGCCATGCGCAACAACTTCACTGGCAACTACTATATGCCACACTCGGCTCCTTTCGAGGTTGTTCAGCAGTATGGTTCTGTAGAGGGTGGTCTGTCGGAATACATTGCTCGTGCTCGCGAGATGTCTGGCCGTGAAGGTGATATCATTCGGTTCGCTGATGGCCACATGTTGAAGATCAAGAACGACTGGTATGTCCGTATTCATAAAACCAAAGACTTGGTTCGCTCTGACCGAAACATCGCTGACATTATCATCAACGAGCAGCTGGATGATGTTCTCCCGTTGCTTGATGCGACTGACCTGGCAACCGTTCGTGCTTATGAACGCCGCTTTGACGCTGCGCTGGAGAACGCTCTTGGGCGGCTGGAGGGGTTGGTTACTCTTGCTCGTGTCCTGCATGGTGGAGTGAAGAAGGATGTTGCTATCAACTTCGTCCCGAATCTGATCAACAAGGAAGATGCTTCTTTCATCTTCTCGGCTCTTGATGGCAAGGAACTTCGCCCTCTCGTTATCAAGAAGATCAAGGATTCCGTCGGTAACGGTCCGAAGTATGAAGCAATGATGAACTGGTTGGAGGCATAGGATGTCTATGCGCTCAGAATTGTTAAGTGATGACCTAGATTATATTACCGAATTTCTTCGGCAACTGAAACCTAAGATCCAAGACCTCGTTTGCACCGGAGTTGAATTGCACCAACCAAACGATAGGAGCGTTGTATTTCACATCTTACGAAAGAATGACGAGGGTTCGCGAGAGAGCTCTATCGTTCTTATTTCTGCTCAACTTATTTTAGATATGATCGGCGAAAATGAGATATTCCATGAGAAAGATGCTTGACACGAGCATCGAATCGGTGTAGATTGATGAAGTCAGATGAAAGGACACTTCATGAAATACGCATCTCCTTGGGAACTGAATAAAGAAGTTCTCGTCAATGCAGCCCTCGCAAAATTCAAAGAAACGAACGGTCTTGAATGCGGATATGACATTCTGCGGTATGCTGCCAAGGGTGTTCTGAAAACGAGTGCTGAAGTGTCTACCGACGAATTTGTCAACTGGTATCCCCTGAACATGGGGTATGTGATCTTGCGGTTGGCGAAAGCTGGAAACCTCGAATACAAGGCTGCTTGAAATGAAAGACCCTGTTCTTATGTGGGCTTATGTTCTTCGCACGAAGCTTGCGAATTTCATCAGTGGTGGAGATTTGCAACTGTATGCAAATCTCTATGATGCAAATTCGACCATGCGATCAATCACAAATAGCATTGCTATGCAGGCGCTGAACCAAGATACAATCGAATCTGCTCGGGAATTCTACAATACAAAATTCCGTGCTGCGGAAGCAGATCACTTTGCCCGCGTCTCTGCGGCGCTTGAACATAGGAAATAAGCAAAATGTGGAAATACAAGATTGGAACTGTTGTTCGCGAGAAAGATGGTTCTCATGGTGGTATATATAGAGGACTAGAAGCACGACCCATGTTTGGTCATGTAATCGGATTTTCCAGCAATGGTTTAGAAGCCATTCTTCGTGTCCGATGGGATGATGAATCGGAGCGGTCCATTCACCCCAGTAATGTGCTAACGGGAGGCGATGCGGAATGAGAAAATCACTCCTTCTATGCACCATCCTTTTCGTTGCTGCGTGTAATATCGAGCCAAGTCCAGCAGTCTGGCCTCCTGAGCTAAACCCTTACATGGAAGAGAAGGGGTACACACTCAGTCAAGATGGTGTAACTATCTTGAAGAATGGGTATCCTGTTTGGTTCGATGAGCCATGCCTCGGCCGTAGATGCTTTGATAGCAATCGCCCATTAGTTCCGCGAGAGCTTGCTAATGAAGTCAGTGAAGGCATTCGCGAAGCAGTCAGGGAATCTCGTGAGCAGTATGTGATTGACATTAGCCGTAGAATCGGCGTAGAATATACTATTCCTGATGCTACTGAGGAAATGAAATGAAAGAGCAATTGCTTGAACTGATGCAGACTACTGCTGATAATGGGCAACCAGTATGGAATTGGGATGCCCAAGAACTTGCTTGGGAAATTCAAGCTTATGTAGATGAATTTGCTGAAGCTGATGAAAATCAGATGATTGAAGTCATCAAAGAAATCCAAATGGAGCGAGCTCAATGAAATATCTTGTTATTGCCGCTGTACTTCTATCTCTTGCAGGATGTGAAGAAAAAAACAATACCGATCAAACCAGTGATATGATTACAGTATGTTTGGATGGTGTTGCATATTGGGTCGATGGAGAAGATACATATTTTCAAATGATGGCCCCACGAATTGACCCAGAAACTCTTACATTTGTTCGATGTGAAGGGAAATGATGCGGATTATGTTTCTTGGAGACAAACGAAGAGCGGTTGACAAATACTAGAGAATCGCCTATGGTGGTTCTGTGATACAAATGTGGGAAAAATGACATGACTGATATTGCCGAAACCAAAGCTCGGCTGCTTGCAAAATATGCAAAACAAGCACAAGAAGAACATGACAAAAAGAATGCGCTTGATCTCACACCGATCATCGACCACCTGAAAAAGTCTCTTTCTGGTGTAGAAGCCAGTATTGCTCGAGAAATGAAAGAACATTCTCAGCTTACTGCTCGAGCAATGAAGTCTATTATTCGGGATCAAGAACGGAAAGAACAGCTTGAACAATTGATCCGTTGGACTGAAAAAGAACAGGTTAGTGAAATGCCTAAGAATATCCATATTCTTTGTGTTTACTTGTTTCCTGCTTTGTATGACTATGCGGCCATGTATGAGCCAACTACCGACTGTGCTGTGAGTCCTGTCTATGATGCAATCGGCAAAGTTCTTTGCAACTGGACAGGACACACTTATTATGGAGATAATAGATGACTGAGCGTAAACTTGCTTCTATTCGGCGCATTGCCGACATTCGACCCATCGAAGGTGCTGATGCCGTCGAAGTGGCTACTATTGACGGATGGAAGGTCGTCGTAAAGCGCGGCGAATTCGCTGTGAACGACCTTGCTGTATACCTCGAAATTGACTCTTGGGTTCCGCATGAACTCGCAGCATTCTTGAGCAAAGGAAATGAACCCCGCGAATACAATGGTGTGAAGGGTGAACGTCTGCGGACAATCAAACTTAGGGGGCAGGTTTCTCAGGGGCTTTTGCTGCCAATTTGCGTTGCAGAAGATTATATCAATATTTGGTGTAACAGTGACGGTGGTGACATTCCTGTAAATCTACCAGAGCGACCTGAAATCAAAGAAGGTACTGACCTGACCGAATTCCTCAACATTCAAAAGTGGGAAGCACCTCTTCCTGCGCAATTGCAAGGTCAAGCAAAAGGTACTTTCCCAACATCGCTGATCCCGAAGACCGATCAAGAGCGCATTCAAAACTGCTTTGGCGATATTCAAAAGAAAGCCAAGCGACTTGCAACTGAAACTGTTTGGGATGCTGAGCTTCAACGCCTTGATCAACGGCCAGTAGTTCTTCCTGCTGACTTCCAAGAGCCAACCTACGAAGTCACTCTGAAGCTGGACGGTTCTAGCTGCACTATCTTCCGATGGGAAGGTGAACTTCGTGTTGCAAGCCGGAACCTTGAACTGAAAATCAATGACGAGAACAAGGACAATACCTTTGTTGCTATGGCTCTCAAGATTGGTGATAAAATTCCAGATGGATATGCATTTCAGGGGGAAGTGTGCGGCCCGTCGATTCAGGGTAACCGTGAAGGGTTCAAAGAACACCGTTTCTTTGTCTTCGATATGTTCGACATTCAGAAGCACGAGTATGTCTCTCCGGGCGACCGTCGCGTAAATTGTCAGTTGCTTGGTCTTGAGCATGTTCCACTACACGGCTCTAACTGGAAAGCACCCAACAGTGTTGAAGAAGGTCTTGCTCTTGCAGAAGGTCCGAGCATCAATCACAAAATCCGTGAAGGTCTTGTGTGGAAGTGCAATGAAGACCCGAGTTTCAGCTTCAAGACAATTTCCAACTCGTTTTTGCTGAAAGGCGGTGATTGATATGAAAACCCATGAATCACTACAGAATGCTTTACAAGAAATTGCAAGCTGGGGCGAAGAACGCGGCGGGCATTGGTGCAGGGAACGAGCCAGAAACGCATTGACAATTGTAGAGAATGATTATCAGCCAGCAAAGAACCCATCTGGCAATCTTTGCTCTGAAAGTGTTGCAATTGATGGGGATGGTTTCATTATATGGGAAGGCGGAGACCGTCCCGTTGATGGCGAAACTGTTGTTGCTGTCAAAGTGCGCGGCAGAATTCCTCGTTCTCCTATCGCTGCTAAACACTGGCCACAGATTACTTGGAGACATCGTAGCGCAAGCGACCCAATGAATCGATGGGATATCGTAGCATATAAGGTGGCAGGTTAATGTGTAACTGCAAGGGTTGGGACATTGCCTACTACCCAGATGAAATTACAGTAGAGCAGCACTTCTGCCGTATTCTAGGGGATTGTGGTCATAGCGACAATACACTAGATGAAGCAGCTGATGGAGTTGCAGCAGCGTATGACCGAGAACATGATTGGTATGCTGATGCAATGCAGCGCGACCTAGTTGAACACTCGACCGAACATTTGGACAAGCTTATGTCAGAGTCGCTCGCATGGAAAAATAGAACACACCGAAGCTATCTTTACTATGCGAATCCGGTTGACAATGATGAAAATTCGGAGTAGTGTTAGAAGCACAAACACAAACGAGAGAATCGAAATGAGTATTATTGAAAAACTGAAAGCTGAGTCGCTCCGGCTTCGTAAAGAGCGAAACCCTGTTGCTTCTAAAATCGTCTTCGCTCTTAGCGAGGTTGAGAAGGTCGGTAAGAACAACGGCAACCGCGCAACTACCGATGACGAAGCAATCAAGGTTGTCCAAAAGTTGGTCGCTACGATTGACGAACTTCTTAAACTGCACATTGGAGACGGGCAGCGCAAAGATATGGAAGACGAGAAATCAATTCTTGTTAGTGTGCTTCCACAGATGGCTTCTGATCAAGAAATTGCTGCATTTCTTAGCGCATTCATGACTGGGCGCAGTAAAATGGGTCCTGTACCAAAGAAGGGTGATATCATGAAAGCGCTTCGTGATCATTTTGGTGCGCTTGCTGACATGAAGCGCGCCGGACAAATTGCAACCGAAATTTATGGGGTCTAAAATGAAAACTTTTTCTGTCAACAAAAACTCTTGGCACTACAAGCTGAATGTCAGGATGGTAAAAACAAACGAACGCCTAAACAGAAACGATAACGCAGAAAAATTTGTTCAAAGCAGGGACAACCTTTGCTCCTATTGGCAAATGACGCTGTGGAGCATGTTCAAGGTCGCTGTTACGGCTGCATTCCTTATTGGTCTGGCTTCCCTTAGCATATTTGTGATCTACCTTATGGGTTACGCCATGGTATATCATACGACAGACTTTCTTCTTGGCGCCGGAGGTGTGATTGGTCTTATCATACTCACTGTAGGAACTATTGCTCTCGCTGGATGGTTGGATGACCGCAAGAGAGTTAAGCTTGACAAGATTCTCTACGAGGGCGAAACTGAAACCAGTCTTGCAGGTGCGAAGTATTCTTCTTGGAAATCTGGTGTCTGCGTTCCGGTGGATTTCAAGGCATGAACATTCAGGAAGTTGCTGACAAACTGAATGGTATTCAATACGGAAGCGAGGGTGGGAACTTCACCCTCGCATACTGCCGTGGTATTGTGTTCTGTCTATCGGACCTGACATAAATAATCAACATCAGCATTTATGGAGGCCCAAATGATAACAATTTACGGAAATGAGACATGCAGCTATTGCATCAGAGCAAAGAGACTGGCGACTCAATATAATCTACCTTATGTGTTCAAGGACACAGATGATGATGCAAATCTGAATGAGTTGAAAACGATTATTCCAGTTCAGCGGTCTAGTATTCCACAAATTTGGTGGTATGATCGCTACATAGGCGGATATGAAGATTTTGCTGATGAAATAACTAATGTGATGGGTGGCTTCGGTGATTCACCTTTCTGATTACACCATGAGCTTTGAAAAAGAAGTCGTAGACATCATGGTGAATGAAAAATGCACTATGCGGGAAGCTCTTGATTATATGTTTTCTTATCATGAGGTTGATGCAGATAGCGTATTTGATGTGGTTGACTTTTTGGAAGAACGATTGTATGATTTAGACAAAGTTCAAACAATCATGATGGTCTATACTGGCCAAACTCCAGATTTTCAATTGACAAGGTTGACATGTAATGGCGAAAGTAAAACCAAGAGGTCCGACAAAGGCTGAACGACAGGTTTCTCAACATAAAGAACATGAACAGTTCCTTCGTCGCGTAGGCTATAAAGGAACTGCTTCAAAGAAATCTGTGAATGAAATTCCAGATTACAGCACAAATAACTATCGTATAACATCCAATGCTATTCCGGGCAACGGAAGCAAAATCAGAGAAAATTCATACTCCGGTACAGAAATTCTTGGTATTGTGACTATGCACAAGTCAAATCTAATGCCTATCCGCAAAGATAATCCGCAAGCTGCGATTGACTCAGCACAAATGCGCCGAAACTAACAAAAAAGTCATAAATAGCTTCAAAGAGGAGCTATATTATGACTATTATTGCAGGAATTGATTGGTCAATGACTTCGCCGGCGGTTTGTATCCATGACGGAGAAGAGTGGTCAATAAACAACTGCACATTCTACTATCTCACACAAAAGAACAAGCTTCTTATACATACTGACCAGGTTCGCGGATCTCTTTACGAAGAGTTTGAATCGCAACAACAGCGGTTTGACAATCTATCTAACTGGGCTCTAAATATTCTCAATTCACATAAAGCAGCGGTAGTAGGCCTTGAAGGTTACTCATATGGCAGCACCGGAAGCCGTCTTTTTGAAATTGGAGAGAATACCGGATTGCTCAAACATAAAATGTGGCAAGCTGGCATAGACTTTGAAGTATACGCACCTACCTCTGTAAAGAAGTTTGCTTGTGGAAAGGGCAATGCCAACAAGGAAAAAGTTTGGGAAGCCTTCATAGAAGAGACACAACTGAACCTCTTTCATCTTATCGGACAAGAGGTAGCCAAGGCATGGAACCCAGTAAGCGATATGTTTGACGCCTACTACATGTGCAAATACCGATTTCACGGTGGAAATACTGCTTGACAATCTCGTACAAATGGGATAAATTGAACATACACGAAGAAACACAATGGAGACGAGAACATGCAAATCACACGCAAGAGCGTTATTTCTGGAATCCAACGCACTATGGACATTCCGGTAAATCCTGAAGACTTCATGGCTTGGCAGGCTGGACACGGAAACATCCAAGACCTGATGCCATACCTGTCTATGAATGACCGCGAGTTTATCCTATCGGGTATCACAGCAGATGAGTGGGATTCTGCATTCGCGGATATCGAAGCTTGAACTTTATTTTCAATGGCCCGCCTGGTTCTGGAAAGGATGAGGCGTGCCACTTCCTAAAAGTAAACTATGGTTACGCCCATCTAGAGTTCAAGCAAGAACTATTTCGTGCTACTGCACAGTATTATGATGTATCCTTAGACTGGTTTATGGAAAATTATAACGATAGGATCATAAAAGAACGAGGCGAACATAGGCTCGATGGATTTTCTAGAAGAGAAGCTATGATCTTCGTATCAGAAGAAATTATCAAACCACGGCATGGTAAAGACTATTTTGGTGTAAAAACATCAGAGAAAGTTGACCCATCTCGTAACTATTGCTTCAGTGACGGCGGCTTCGTAGAAGAAATTACTCCTGTAATAAATAGAGTTGGACATGACAAAGTTTGCATCGTTCAAATATATCGCACCGGATGCTCGTTTTCTTCTGATTCTCGGAACTACATAAACGGCATTTTGATAGAAGAACTAGGAACCAAAGATTCCGAAAGCTCAATTCAAAAATCAGAGCCACAGATACCAATCCGTATGTATCGGATCTATAACAACACATCTGTTAGCGACTTCCATCAAATGATAAGAAAAATACTTGGAAAGGAAGCTAATGCCAACTCAAAGGTTGCAAATCTTCGTTGAAAATCCATATGACGTTCAATGCGTAATGGATTGCATGAAGATTGCTAAAGCACAAAACAAAGAACTCGTCTTTCTGGACAAACTGTTAGCAACGCTTCGGATTGATTCGGATGGTGACATTGTGAACATCAGTTATCGTATACTGATGGACCTAAAATTACTAAAACTTGAACCAGCTAAAACTTGATATGAAGGAGACTACATTATGGGAAGTAAAGCATCTGGAAAGCACTCCACCTCCAAGGGGGAACGTGCAAGCTCTATGAGCACGAGGGTGAATGACCCGGCTGAGAAGGTCAGGAATATTCAAAGAGCATATTGGCTTGGCCAAAATCCGTGGGTGACTATTGATAATCCGAACAAGAATGAAACCAAAAAGACTAAGATTCGAGTTAGGTCGAATATACTTTGGGGCAATCCCAAAGAGCGCGAAAAACAACGTTTTATCATTTCGTAAGGGAAAAATTATGAATACTATGAATGTACAAGATGTGAAAAATGCCCTGCATAGTGGTGTAGCTATCGTATCCTTCACGAAGGCAAATGGAGAGGTACGCGAAATGCGCTGTACACTTCGCTCGGATATGATTCCATCGACCCCGATTGTTGAAGGAAAGACCCCAAAGAAAGAAAACCCAGATGTCCAGGCTGTATGGGACTTGGATAAGTCAGCATGGCGAAGCTTCCGATATGATTCTGTAAATCATATCAACGCAGAAGCTACTGTCTAATGTCTGTCATCTATAAAGGTGAAGTCATTGATACAAATCTGTCTCGCTCAGCAATGGGCGGGACAGAACAAATGCGAGATCGACTTCTGAAATATATAGATCCGTCGCTGCTAAAAAATGTTGCAATACACTTCGCAAGAGTCCGTCAAGTATATGCCGGAGTTCCCAACATATTTTTCGCCCACGACTTACCAGAAGATCCAGAGACAAAAATTCTTGAAAATGGCGGATGGAAACAGTTTAGGATGTTTGTATTCGTTACATGTTGGCAGAGAGACGCATACATTGCTCGGTTTGGAATTCCACATTCTATGTGCCGCGTCATAGAGAATGCGATTGAGCCTGCTGGGGAACTCAACAAAGAAACTGACGGTACGATACGGCTGATCTATCATACGACTCCACATAGAGGTCTACACATTCTCGCTTCCGTATTTGATGAGCTCACAAAAAAACCACAATACCCAGACCGACTTCACTTAGATGTATTTTCGTCATTTGGGGTCTATGGATGGGGAGAGCGGGACAAGGGATATAAACCTGTGTTTGATCAGTTGCGGAAAAATCCAAATGTAACATATCATGGAGCTCAACCAAATAGCGTTGTTCGCGACTATCTGTCAAGGGCTCATTACTTTCCATATCCTTGTACATGGAAAGAGACTTCATGTATAGCTCTAATAGAGGCGATTGAGCATAAAGTATTAACTGTCCATCCAAACCTAGCTGCGCTTCCAGAAACAGCTGGACAGAACACATTTATGTATGACTATACAGAAAACCAAAACGAGCACGCCAAAAAGTTTTATCAGGTGATGTCAGCTGTTCTATCGCATGACCTTAGAAAATCCAAGACCATAAATAGTAGTCCAAGACATAATATAACAATGTTTGCTGACAAGTGGACAAACCTACTGAAAGAGATACAATGAAAAATAATGTGATTCCGTTTCCGAAGCCAAAGGAAGAGGTAATTGAGATCAAAGATAGGATGGCAGTGGAAGAAGATGCGAATGAGTTTGCATCTGAAATTATTGAAATCATCCATAACGCGCTACACGATAAAACCGGCGACTGCATCTTTACAGATGATGAATTCATGCCAATAGCCCTTTGCCTTGAGGAAGTTATTTCTGCTATGTACTTGCTATCACAAGGATACGACGACCATCCATTCCAAGATATCGCAAAAGATATTTTTGGAGTTGACATTGAAGACGAAGAGGGTTATATTGGTGACAATGTGGATAATGAGGAATCTTAAGAATGCCCATACTAGTTGATTATAGCCAAGTGATGCTTGCTACACTATTCGCCAATATCGGAAATCATACAAATGTTGAAATGTCTGATGATGTGATTCGACATATGTTTCTGATGTCTTTGAAGTATAATCGTACAAAATTCAAAGACACCTATGGAGACATTGTACTCTGTTGTGATGGAAAAAACTCATGGCGGCGAGAAGCATTTCCATACTACAAAGCAAGTCGGCGTACTAGCCGCGAAAAGTCAGAGCTTGATTGGAATGAACTATTTCGAATCATGTCTGATATCCGCGAAGAGATTGCTGAGCATTTTCCCTATAAAGTGATTCAAATCGATAGGTGTGAAGCAGATGATATCATCGGTGTTGTTTCTCATGAATTTGGAACAGAACTCAATACGGGGTCAGAGAAATTCTTGGTGCTATCCGGCGACAAAGATTACATTCAACTTCAACGCTATGCGAACATCGATCAGTATGACCCGGTGCGCAAAAAGTGGATTCGTCACGAAAATCCAGATGAATTTCTTGTGGAGCATATTCTCAAAGGCGACACTGGTGATGGAATTCCAAACATTCTTTCGCCCGACAATTGTCTTGTGATTGGGGAGCGTCAAAAGCCGATGACTGCCAAGAAGATGGAAATGTTTCGCTCTTCTATGAACAGCATGGATGAGACGACCAAAATTAGATATCATCGCAACAAAATGTTGATTGACTTATCTGATACACCTGTTGTATACAAGACCCAGATACTCGAAGCATACAACCAAGAAAAGACTATCGGCCGAACCAAACTACTCAACTACTTCATTCAGAAGAAACTCAAAAACCTCATGACAGACATTGGTGACTTTTAATGCTAAACTCTCTTTCCGAAATCGTCAATAAAGCAACTGAACTCAAGACCAAGGAAGAAAAAATTGCTTGGCTTCGACAGTGTGACGGCGTTCCACTAAAAACAGTTCTAAAATACATGTATGACCCTACGGTGGAATTTCTGATTCCATCAGTACCTCCGCCATGGAAAAAGAACGGCTACATCGGCGTAGAAGGGATGCTCTACAAAGAAACTCGTAGACTTCGTATCTTCATCAAGGGTGGCGGATATGATCAACTCGACAAAGTGAAGCGAGAACAGCTGTTCATCTCTTTGCTAGAAGATATTGATGACAAAGATGCTGAACTGCTATGCAAAATGATTGCTCAGAAGCCACTCAAGGGGCTGTCTAGAGCTGTTGTTGCTGAAGCATTTCCCGACCTAATTTCTATCGAAGATAACACTAGCAGCCCAGAAGGAGCTAACTAAAATGGCTAAGTCGTTTCGTCACTTTCGCGAAGACCAATACGAAGGCGAATGGATCAATGATGACGATGAAATTCGTAATAAACAAGACAGGCTGAAAGAGCGAAAAATGAAGCAGCGGCAAAAGAATAATGAAAAAATGTCATCATATGATGGGAAAGACGACGAATAGCGCTTGACACATAGCTACATATGCCCTATGATGATTCTGTAATGGTAATAATGAAAGAAAAATAATGCGTATCTACCTAGACCTCGATGGCGTGATGGCGGACTTCGACACCCACTTTGTTGAAAAATTCGGCGTTGACCCACAAACGCTTGACGACGATGTGATGTGGAAGATGATCAACGGCTACCACGACTTCTACGCTAACCTTCCGCTTATGAAAGATGCAAAGGGGATGTTCAACATATTGGTTGACAATTTTGATGTTACCATTCTGTCTGCTTGCCCAAAGTCGAACTACAAAAATGCTGCTATTCAAAAACGGGCTTGGGTGCGGGAACATCTATCCAAAGACATTACTGTCATTCCGATGATGGGCGGAGTGAACAAAGCATTGTTCATGCACGAACCTGGCGACATTCTGATTGATGACTTCGAAAAAAACTGCAAGGCATGGAAAGAGCTCGGCGGCATCGCAATTGTTCACAAGAACACCGCTGACACACTGCGGGAAATCTTCAAGATTACGGGATTGTAAAATGATTGCTTATGACAATGTGATTGTCACTACCATCTACACTTTTCGCCATTGAGACCGTGATGCTTTGAAATATTAGCTTTCTGACCTTCTTTGCCGCAAGTAGGGCAGGCGTGAGTTGCTCTGAAACCCGGATTGCTTTCTTTCCTGATTTCCGACAACTTGTCTTTGAACTCTTGCGGCTTTTTTCTTTCTTCTGGTGAGAGATTGGCATAATACTCTCTTTTAGCTTGAGAGCTCTTTATACTGATTAGTTTATTTTCTTCTGATGTTCTTTTTGATATAGTCTGTCGAGTCTTTTCATTACGAATTTTCTTCTGCTCATCCGAGAGGGGTAAATGACCCCTCGTAAAACCAGGGCCAGGATTTTTGTAAGAATACATAACAGTATTTCCATCATTCCATGCTTTCGTATTTTTTGTTGTTCCGTGTAAATCAGTTCTAGAACGAAACTCATCTACAGAAACCACAACATAATCACCGCTATCCATTTTTGCTACTACTCTATTTGCAGAAATGGGTGTATGCTTACTTTCGTCATATTCACTTACTGGAATACGATGAAATAAACCATTTGCATCATATACAGAAACCGTATTTTTTAGTCTAGCTGAGGTTACTCTGCTATGCTCTAATAGAACGCTTTCATATAGTCGCGAATTCATTTGTTCGTTATTTCTGTGTTTCATTTGCCAAACAGCATTGAACTGCGAAGAAATGTTTGGATATACTTTCCACAACATTATGTGGGCGATGAAATGCTGTCGTGGCGTCAGTCGTGCCATATTCCATTTGTTCTTGGCGAACGACTCATATTCTGGAAACATATCTTTTGCTCTTGGGCAAATATGATGCCTATGTGTTTTTATGGAAGACTTTTTGTTATTCTGTTGACATTGCTCAATAAACCTGATATATCTATTGAGATGATGTTCGCTATGAGGCTTTGATGCTAGAATCGGATAAATATCCATTGCTGGAGCTCCTTCTTTTAGGTGACAAGTTCTAGAGTCAGTGGGTATTTGCACTACCGCGATTGACACTTCTATTTATCATTATGGAGATATTGAATGATTGCTTATGACAATGTGATTGTCACAGATTTCGATGGGGTTATTGGGTATTGGGAACACGGTTTCCACATGTCAATGGTGTCCAAGGGGTACAAAGAAACCATAAACGGATTCTACAGCATCGAAGACAAATATGGCATCTCGAAAGAAGAAGGCGATGAGCTGGCAGCTGCTTTCAATGAAAGTGCTGCCATGCGGAGTTTGCCTCCATTCAAAGACGCCATCAAATACATCCGCAAACTTCACGAAGATCATGGCTATGTGTTCCATTGCATCAGCGCAATTCCAAATACACGCGATATGTATGATGCCAGAATGGAAAACATTCACAACCTCTTTGGTAAGACAGCATTTGAGCGCTTGACCCTATGTGGCAGTTCATCGAACAAAAAAGAACTACTGAAAGAATATGAAGGAACTGGGTGCTTTTGGATTGAAGATTTGATGAAAAATGCCTTGATGGGTTTGGGTCATGGTATGAAGCCCATTTTGATGTCTCATCATTATAATATTGATGATCATCATGAAGATGTGAGACGTGTGACAAACTGGAAAGAAATATATGAGTTGATAACCGGAAATTGACCTAGACTGAGACAACTGTAAGCATAAATACAGTTGTAACAGTCGATTTGTAATGAAAGCAAAGTGCGGTGTCTGTTACTCGGACACCGCACTATTTTTTTGGAGGATAGATGCCAATCTATAGCGCTATGAACAAGGACACAGATGAAGTCTTTGAGGTGAACATGAAGTTCGCCGAATTTGAGCAGTATCTCAATGACAACACCAACATAATACAAGTGTTTACCAGATTCCCTGCGCTCGGCGATTCCGTGCGTCTCGGAAAGCGGAGGCCCGATGATGGGTTCCGCGATGTGCTCAAGACCGTCTCCGGCCATCACAAAAAAAACATTATCAACACGTGGTAAAAGGATCGGTCTTGCAAATCAACTAAACTCAACATAGGAGTTCACATGTCAGCAAACAGACGTCTTACAAAGAGAACCAAAGCTAGAGTGGAAAAGGAGACTAATCATCTGCTAAATACAAAATTTGCAATGAAGAAAATTGAACCAATGACTAAAAATCAACGCATTCTATTCCAAGAATATAGTGATAGTCAAAATCTTCTCGCAATTGGATCGGCAGGAACAGGAAAGACATACATTTCCCTCTATCTGGCACTAAAAGACGTTATGGACAGAAACGAATATAAGGAGATTATCATCATCCGGTCATCAGTTCAATCAAGAGAACAGGGACACATGCCCGGAGGCGCGCAGGAAAAAATGGCAAACTTCGAAGCACCCTATGTTGATATTGTGAACGACCTATTTGAGCGTGCTGACGGATATGACATAATGAAACAGAAAAAAATGATTCGTTTTATGAGCACATCATTCATTCGTGGCTTGACATTTGACAATGCTGTGATTATAGTAGATGAATGTCAGAACATGCGGCTTGACGAATTAAGAACAATTATCACGCGTGTCGGCGAAGGTTCAAAAATTATATTCTGCGGTGATACTAAGCAGGATGACCTTGATTGCTCAAAGAACCGCATGGATGTTTCTGGACTTCGTAAGTTCAAACAAATCCTTGACAGAATGGAATGCTTTAGTACAATCCAATTTACAGTAGATGATGTTGTGCGATCTGGGCTTGTGAAGGAATTTATTATAGCAGAAGAAGAGCTTGAACTTGTCTAATGGCATAGCTTGGGCTGATGGTTTCAGTGATATAGAATGTACTGACGGTAATAGAGGTGCTATATGCAGCTCATTACCGTCTAAGTGGAATTGGGATGTTGAATCGATACAAGTTACGGGAGCAACCACCAACACAAAGGTATATGTGGAAGGAAAACTAGTTGCTGTAGAAGGAGACTCTATGGATTTGCACCCAGACGGTCTTCCATGTACGGAAGAAGCTATAGATCATGCGCCAGCCGCATCATTGTGTGCTGGTAGTGTATCGATAGGCGGCAAGAAGGTTGTCCGGGTAGGAAGTAAGTTCAACAAAGGAACTACATTTGATCACACGGTACTCACTGGAAGCGAAAAAGTATCAATTGGTGGTCCAAGTGTAGCAGTATAAAATGATAAAGACTTTTAGAATGTTTCGTGAGAAAGTGAATATGAATAGAAAATATGTCTGTATAGTATATGATGATGAGACTCAACAAAATCTTCGTAATTGGTGCCAAGAAAATGGATTTGATATAACAAAGTCATATAGTGGAAATGACAACCCACCAGAAGACTTTGAATTTCATACGACCATATTCTATTCTATCAACCAATCTAATATAGAGAATGAAGTGCTTCGCCTCACACAAGGCGAAGCACTCTCCTCTAGATTCAAACTGCTTGGGGATAATAGCGACATACCCGTTCTTGTAGTTTCCTCGCCTGATATATCAGAAATACGAGATAATTTTGCGGGGCGTGGTCTTATGGATCAATGGCCAGACTACATACCACATATTTCACTGTCCTATGTGAGAAAAGACTATGATTTTAGCGGGATAAAACTTCCCGATTTTAGAATGAAATTTGGATATTTGAAAATTGAAGACATCAACGAGAAAATTTGAGCATGATATTTGGACCGTCTTTCCGCAACTGACGGATGAAATTGTAGAAGGTGTTGGTCGCATCTATACCACTCCAGAAGGCAACAGATATCCTTCTGTCACGACCGTAATCGGCGCTGGGTCTGACAAATCTTGGCTAGATGGTTGGAAGGCCAGGGTTGGCGAAGAAGCAGCTCGCAAAGTAACAGAGCAGGCATCCCGGCGAGGAACTGCTGTTCATGAGCTTGCAGAAGAATATCTAAAAAACAATCCAGCATATACCAAGGGTCATATGCCCGTCAATATAGCGTCATTTGGACAGATACGACCCATCCTTGACAAGCATGTCTCTAAGGTCTATGGACTTGAAGTACCCCTCTATTCGGACAAGCTGCGCGTTGCTGGACGGGTAGATTGCCTCGCTGAGTGGGACGGCGAACTATCCATTATAGATTTCAAGACGAGTAAGCGAGAGAAAAAGCGAGAAGACATTGATGGATATTTTACACAAACTTCAGCTTATTCCTACATGACATTTGAGCGAACCGGAATGCTTCCAAAGAAAATCGTCATTTTGATGATGGTTGATGATGGAGAGCCACTTGTGTTCATCGAGCGGTCAAAAGACTGGATAGAAAAATTCATTGAAATAAGAGAGAAGGTAAAACTATGATAAAGCATCCTATTGGCGGTGGACTTGTCGCCGAGACGGCATCTGTTCATCCAACTGCTTTTGTCGGCTACGATTGCGAGATCCTTGATAATGCTGTTATTGGAGAGAACTGCACAGTGGCAACAGGCTCAACTATTTTTGGAAATGCGGTTCTTCAAAACAAATCAGTTGTGGAAGATGGCGCAAAGGTTGGTGGAAATGCTTTCTTGAATGCGACTACGATTCATGGAAATGTAACATTGACGAAGACTCCAATAACAATTCATGGCTTTGAGCAAGAAATCGTTATTGCCCATGATTTCATAGTTGTTGGTTGTCAAACCATAGGAATCGAAGAATGGCAGACGCGCTCTCTTGCACTTCTTAGAGCAAATGGATTTCCGAAACAGAGCGCAGAGCGAATTAGAGACAGCATAGATGTAGCCTACAAGTGCTACAAATCGCTTTATCACGAAGAAGATTTGAAGAAAGCTTATCAGCCAGGTTGACATCTGATTACGAATCGTCTATCTTACAAGAGTAATCGGGAGATAAGACATGACAGACAAAGAAATGATTCGTGCTGCCATCGACACAGTGAAAGAGTTCGCCAAGATGAATGCCTATGAAGATGCTCTCGACCTTGCGAAGAAATCCTTTGTCGAAAATCCCAATAGCCATAATAATTGGGACATCCTTGATGAAGGCATCAAGAACATGTTCATCAAACTCGCCGAAGCAGCTATCTACGAAATCACAACTGGCAAGGAAATCAAGTGATGCTTACAATTAGCCGTGCTACTGAAAACGCAATCTATGCAACATGGGATTACATCGCCTCAGATGCTTACGACATGTGCGATGGTGACAACTCCATCGCTCTGGAACTCGTCCTTGATGCAAACCGTCTGACGATGAACGGCTATGCCGAGGCTGACGCTGAACTCAAGTCGCTCTATGAGAAGTTTGGTTGGGAAAAGGTATTCAAGACTCTTTCCAAAAAGTTTCGTCTGCTCTGATATGACGAAAGCGCGGTTCGATATCACTGCCATCATCTATGACAAACGCGGCAAAGTTTTATCCATCGGCAAAAACAGCTATGTGAAAACCCACCCATACCAAGCAAAGTGCGCTGAGAAAGTTGGGTTGCCAGATAAACAATTTCTTCATGCTGAAATTCACGCAATTTTGCGGTGTCGTAGACTCGACAGGGCACACAAAATTGTGGTGACTCGGTTTGGCAAAGATGGAGAAGAGAAGGTGGCAAAACCCTGCCCAATCTGTAGGGGAGCAATCGAAGCTTCTGGAATAAAAATCGTAGAACATACTTGACACCGGGTTGACTAGTAAGATGATTCGGTATATAACCATACTTGTAGACAAGAGGAGAACACTACATGTCTTTCGGAATCTTTGATGCCCATGTCGGTAAAGAAGTTGCTGTTGTCAAGCGCACCCGCTATGGTGGGCTTTCCATTGCTGAATTTGGTACTGTTACCAAGATCAACGGTCATGGTCATATCTTTGTCACCTGTGGTGACCACAGCTGTGGTCCCAAGGAATACCGTTTCAACAAAAGTGGAGACTCCTACAAAAATGAGTGGGGTCCGAGCATTGGAAACGCTGACAAACTTCGCGAAGAACTGGCTCGGGATAATGACCGGGAAGCTCGCGCCAAAATTGCTAAGGAAATCGAAGGTACAATGAAGTCCGGTTGGAGCTACAGCGGTGACTGGATTGCAACCAAAGAACGGATTGAAGAACTGAAGGGCATGATCTCCAAACTGGAAACTATTATGGCTTGACTAGTGAGTCGAATCGGTCTATAACCATACTTGTGACGGAAACAAAAAAGGAATCACTATGATCATCAATGACCTTCGTGCCAAGTCTTTCCTGCAGACCCTCTACTACACCGCAGAGAAAGATAAGAATGATGTGATCGCGAATGCAGCGTCTGCGCTCGCTGTTCGGTTCGAGACCCCTTCGAGCAGGGGTCATGCTCTGTCTGATGTGGATCAGCGGCTCATTCGGTACGCTGTGAACGCGAAACCGAAAACGACCGGTGTCGAAAAACCTCGGCGGAAGACTTACGAACGGCGCGTTTCTCTGGCTTGACAATACATCCGAATCGCCGTAATCTGCACTAGTGTTCAAAAGGAGATACACTATGATTCCGACTCTTTCCGTTCTCAAAGAAATCATCACCAAAGCAGACGCTGCTGGCAATGAAGCTGTGACGAAGGCTAAGGTTATTCCGATGGTCGTCGGCTCTGCGAAGGGTTTGTTCTCCAACGAAATTGACTACTCCAAACCCACCGAGTATGTTGCCGATGGGGTTTGTGGATTTGCTTGGATCAATGTCTATCCTGAATTCAAGGGAAGCACCAAACTCGGCAAAGAAGAGCGCAAAGTGCTTGAAGCTGCTGGGTTCAGTAAGAACGAATATGAAAAGAACTATCAGCGCTGGGTGAGCGAATTCAACCAGTCTATGCAGAAGAAAGAAGCATTTGCTCGTGCCTTCTCCAAGGTTCTTCGTGAGAACGGCATCAATGCAAGTGCTGGTTCTCGGATTGACTAAATGAATCTGTTCATTCTTGATTTGGAGCCAGTAAAGGCTGCACAACTGCAGTGCAATAAACACATTCCAAAAATGGTAATTGAGAGCGCACAAATGCTCTCAACAGCACACCGCATCCTTGATGGACACTCTATCAAAGCAGCGTCCAAGTCGGGAAAATCGCAAGTCAAAGTATGGCTACATCCTGATCCATATATGAATCATATTCTGTATAAAGCCGTCCACAGCGCTCATCCCTGCACGGCTTGGACAATGGCATCTGCAATGAACTATGGTTGGCACTACGCTCATTTCATCGCGCTGTGTGACGAGTATACGCATCGCTACGGCAAGGTACATCTGACTGATAAAGTTTTGCGCGAAAAACTATCCTTGATGCCAAAAAACATCAAGTATGGTCCAATGACGCCATTTGCACTCGCCATGAAATCTAACCCAGAATGCATGTTTCATAACGACCCAGTTCGTTCCTATCGTGCCTTCTATCAAACAAAACAAGAACGATTCAAGATGGCATGGACCAATCGCGAAATTCCAGAATGGTTCAAATCAAAGGAAATTGGATGATTTATATAATCGTAGCATCTGTGATCGCTGGTTCACTCTATATGTCTATGGGTGGAGCCCTCTGGGCGACCAACATCATCATCGGCATTCTCTGTCTTAATGTATTTTTGGTACTATACTCAATCGCAATTGTTATAGGATTTCAGAAGACTCTGCTTAAGAATCCAGAAAAGAGAATCGAAGAGCTCAAAGCATTTACCGAAAGGTCTGATGCTAGAACGCTTATTATTATTCGAATTCTTCTACTACTTGGAGTCTGGCATCTCTATACGCTTGGGTATGTGCTTTTTGCGGGCATCACTGTTACTACTGTCGTCATCTCTATTTTGATTCTGGTGTTCCGTTCAATCGATATGATGGAGGAAAGGAAAGAATGAAGTCATACATTGCATTTCATGAAGACCGAGGAATCTATCTGGGCATATATTTAGGCAACCACCTATTCAGTAGTAGCCCAATCGCACTTTCATGTAAAGCTATTAGATTTGGCACCGAAACAGATATTCATACATTTTTTGGAAAGGCACTTCCGAAGATGTCAGCTGAACTATCAGCTATAGCTATAGAAACAAATTCAACTGACAACTATGTTAATGTCATTGATATCATAAAGTCTGGTCATACAAAACACACCGAAAATATGATTGACAATCTTCCAATGTTGACATATACTTTTCACTGACGAATCAAACAAGGGAACCCATATGACAGCAGTATTATATATCATCGTTCGGAATGACCTTGCCTCGCTTAATGCCGGAAAGGCAATGGCTCAGGCAAGTCACGCGTCTAACGCATTTGTCGGACATTTTCATGGTTATGCTCAAGAGTATAACTCGAAGCCAATGTACAGTGAGATGCAAACCTCGACCATGACTGGTTTTGCTGAATGGGAAAACTCGACTTCTCAATTCTTCGGCACTGTACTTGTTCTTGCTGGAAAAATGCCGGACATCAAAGCAACAGTTGACATTTTCCGGGGCATGGAATACATTGCTGATGTGGTTCATGATCCGACCTATCCAATTCTTGACGGCGAGGTTGTCCATCACATTCCGCTGGATACCTGCGCATATGTATTTGTGCCCAACAAAGAAAATGACAAATTTGCGAGTACTATTCTGAAAAAGTTCTCGCTTCATCCATGAAAAACCACAAACTGTATTTGTCATATTCCAAAAGCCTGCTTAGGATTGTCGCATTCGGTGGATTAGCTTTTGGGCTTACAGTTGCAACAACATCAGCAGGGCTTCTGCTGATTGCAGAACTAATCAGAATCGCAGAGGAACATAAATGATCCAAAACGACCCTGACATTTCGGACTACGACTACATTGGAAGCTCCATTGGAAATGCCTATTTCAGTGGTCTCGGCTTTCAAGAATTATGGAGCTGCGTGGTTCTATCTTCAACAAGAGAAGAACTTGACGCTGCTGTTGAACTTACAATCAAACTCAAGGAGCTACAAAATGAGCGATACGAATGAAGCCTACAATGTTACTGCTGATGAACTACGCCAGTTCATTGAACGCTACGAGCAGCTAGAAGCAGAGAAAAAAGATGTGACCGAGAATCAAAAAGAACTCATGTCGGAACTTAAGGGCCGCGGATATGATGGCAAGATCGTGAAAAAAGTGATTGCGCTGCGCAAGCGCAAGCCGGATGAGATTGCCGAGGAAGAAGCGATCATGGAAATGTATAAAGCCGCGCTGGGGATGAAATGATCAAATCAATTTCAGCAAATATTGATATTTCTCTGATGGTAGATGGTTCTGGATTGAACCTATACCTTGGGAATGCCGGTACACCATCAATCATCTATTCGCATATGGATCTCGTAGAACGGTTTCTTGAAGGTGTCGTCTCCGATGAAGACGGAAAGGTTTATGAAGAACTTTCATATGAACTTGATGATGTGATTGGAAATTTCAGGATGTGTTTAGCTATGCTAGAAGATGCAAAGCGTTAGGGCATACGCCGGAATCGGTTCAAGAAGAACACCACCAGAAGTATGTCTACATATGACAGCAATAGCCAAGAGATTAGCGTCTCTTGGCTATACTTGCAATTCCGGTGGGGCTGATGGAGCTGATACTGCCTTCGAGTGGGGCGCAGTTATCAATCGACAAATATTCCTTCCTTGGGATGGGTTCAATAAACGGAACATAGAACCGCTGATCAAACTTCACGGCGAAGGTAGTTACATCGTTCCGCCATTCAATCCCGACCTTGTTCGAAAATATCATCCGAAGCCAGATGCACTATCAGATGCTGGTTGGAAATTTATGTCAAGAAACTCATATCAAGTTCTAGGGTCTGATCTGAAAAGCCCAGTTGACTTTGTTCTATGCTGGACAAAAGACGGCAAAGCAAGTGGTGGTACGGGCCAGGCAATCAGGATAGCAACCCACTACAAAATACCAGTGTTCAACCTCAAAAATGGCTATGACGACTTCGCTTCTTTCATGACCATGCAAATACTTGCTTGACAAAGAAAACTAAAACTTGGAGCAAAAATGAATACGAAAAAATATAGATACTGGCGAACAAAAGAGCAAGTCGCTGATGAAGCATCAAAATATACAAATAGAGTAAGTTTCAAGAAAGGCTCTGGTAGGGCATATGAAGCAGCCAGAAAAAACGGATGGCTGGATGAATTATGTAAGCACATGGAGAAGCCGAAAACAGAAAAGTTTTCATACGAACATTGTAAAGAAGTTGCCTCCGTGTACAAAACACACAAGCAATTTGAGAAAGAAAATGTGGAAGTGTATAGGTTTGCAAAATCTTATGGGTGGTTGCCAGAAATTTGTAATCACATGAACACCACTCCTAATTTGTCATATGAAGATTGCAAACAAGAAGCACTCAAATATCAAACCAAAAGCGACTTCAAAAAAGCGTCACCGTCATTTCATAGAAAAAGCGTAAAGGAAGGATGGTTCGATGAAATTTGTTCACATATGACAAATGGACACAAACTAAGAACAAAATGGACATACGAATCTTGCAAAAAAGAAGCCATGTTGTATAAATCAAAACTAGAAATGAGATTGTCTAGCCCATCAGCATATTACAAAATTCATACCAGTGGATGGACAGAACTATTTGATGGTATGAAAGATGTATACGAGTATTGGACATATGAAAAATGCAAACAGGAAGTTTCTAAATATAAAACCCTTTCCGAAATGCTAAATTGCAATAAGAATCTATACAACGCAATCAAAAGAAACAACTGGGTTGAATTGATTCGCCATTTGTATGATACTTCAAAAAAACCAAGTGGATATTGGACAAAAGAGCTATGCCTAAAACAATCGAGACAATATGAATCGAGAGAAGACTTTAGAAAATCCAATTGTGGTGCTTACTCTGCCGCAAAGAGAAATGGTTGGCTGGATGAAGCGCATGGTCACATGTCTCCAAAAATTACAGCAAATCCAAATCATTGGTCATATGAAAACTGTGCAGAAGAAGCAAGAAAATACAATACTAGGAAAGAGTTTTTTGTAGCAGCGGGTGGTGCATATCATGCGGCGCGCATCAACGACTGGTTGGATGAAATTTGTCGTCATATGCTTGTTGGTTTGCGGCGCGTTGACGTGGTTTATATGTGGAACACCATCGAAAATCCAAATATTTGGAAGTTTGGTGTATCAAATGATATTTCCGTAGACCGTCGCATAAAAAAGGTGGTATCACAGACAGATTTTACCCTGAACGAAGTTCTATGGAATCGAGCCGAACGCGCATACAGAATTGAAAGAAAACTACTTGGTATCGGAGAAACAGCAACACTTTTTGGAATAAAAGATGGAAAAACAGAGATCAGACATCTAACGCTAGAAGAAGAAAAACTAGCAAAACAAATTATTATGTCTGGCGCGTGATATTTATGATAAATGCTATAGCAACACGAATACTTGCTTGACAAGAGAGACGAATCGGTATACCGTCAAGAAGTAATCGCGAGACAAGGAGAATCGCAATGGGTACTCATGCTATGATCGGTATTTGGGACGAAGAGACCAACGAAGTCACTGCTTCCTATGTTCATTATGATGGTTATGTCGAAGGGGTGGGCGCGTTGCTTACGGAATCCTACAACAGTTCATTGGATGCTTGGATTGTTGCGACTGGTGGTTATCTGTCGTCACTGACGAAGGACTACGAAGAGTCGCGGAATAGCGCTGTTCATTCGGACAAGGCTGTCACTTTCGCTTCGGTCGAAGATTACTTCGCTGAAGGCTTTGAATATGCTGGAGCTCAGTACCTCTACCTGTGGGACGGTGAGGCATGGTTCGTCTCTGTGTGGAAATACAAAGCTGACAATATTCCATTTGAAGCGGTAGAGATGCTTATCGCCGCTTGACAATAAATCCGAATCACTATACTGTCAAAAAGTAATCGCTGCTTTGAAGGAGATCGCCATGAGTGCTGCTACAGAAACCGCCGCGAAGATTCTCGCTGTCGCTAATGAGTATGGCTGGGAGGTGACCGTTCGCGGTTCCATCCTGACCATCACCAAGTCGGGCATCAACTCGACTGATGACTTTGTTCGGGCTGACATGGAATACTTCAGTATTCTCGGTCTTCTGCCCTCGACCAGCCCCGGCAGTATTTGGGGCACGGATGGTGGGGGTATTGGGGCTCTGTCCGCTATGAGTTCTCGTGTGTTCAAGATGAATAAAAGTGGCGGGTCGGTTCGCGTTCTGAATGCTCTGAAAAAAATCGCTGGTTGAAAGGAAACATACCATGCTTTATGATATCGTAAGTGACGCTGAAGAGCGGGTTCGTGAGTGGCTAGAAGAGAATGGCGAATGCCTGAATGCGAGTCTTGTTGGTCTTGACTATCGGTGCGGCTCTATCTGGGTCACAGAAGATGCTGTTATCGTAGAAGAACCCAATCGTGGTTCTCTGGAATATTATGGCGGTTTTGAGTATGTATCCAAAGAGAGCACGAACCGCGTTGGCGAATTCACAATCTACTACACAGAAGGCGACGAAAGTGAACGGATTGCTGATGTTGTGGAAGCTTGGATGGCTAAGAAACTCGCTGCTTAAGAAAGGAATCGAAATGACTGTAGTAATCACCGAGACGGTAGTCAAAGTCGTGAAAGTAGATTGGGATGCTCTCGCTAAAGCTGTAAAGAATGAGGTCATGACCAAACTGAAAAATGATCTCGTGATGTGGGAAGATGACGCCTCTATGCTTTCTATGGTCCTTATGGATGCTTCGAGCGGTATCGATGCTGCTGTATTATTGGCAGATGGAGATTGGAAAGGGGCAGAGCAGCATCTTTATGACATGGATACCGCGCCACGAGAATATGTATATGATTGGATCGAAAAACACTCTTGCGTCAATCTTTTTCAGGTTCTTGGCGAACAAGCCGCTTGACTTGGACATCGATTCGGCCTAGAGTGTAGCTGTAACCCAGAGGAGATGCTCATCATGGAACTCACCACTTTCTCGATTCCCGCCTTCCGTAAGACCACCATCGAGGCGCGGCTTGTGAAGCTCGCGAAAAAAGCCGTCAAGAACGGCAATCCCGACATCGCCTTTTCGTTCGGTGAAGTCGTCTCTCGCGAGGTGGACACCGAATACGGCAAGATGGTCATTGACTTCGTAGATGTGACTGTCTCTGGTGAAGCACCGCGGATTTCGGGTTGGGATTTCCTCGCTCGGATCGAACTTCTCGGTGAAGAGAACCTGGTCCATCGGGTTCCCGGCACGACCAAAACACTGGAAGAGCGTTTTCGGTCGCATGACGGTTTCTGCGACCACTGCAACTCTGCTCGTCGGCGGAATGATGTGTTCGTTCTCGCCAATGACGAAAAGCAGATCGCTGTCGGTCGGCAGTGCCTGCGGGAATTTCTCGGCATCGATGACCCGAAATCGATTGTCGCTCGTGCTCAGTTCTTTGAAGAACTGAAAGATATGTCGGATGAAGATGATCTCGGCAACTTCGGTTCTTTCGGCTACTACGGCTTGAACGAGGTTCTGGTTGCAGCTGCTGCCAATATTCGGAAACATGGTTATGTCTCCAAGGCACGGCAGACTGAAACTGGTGACCCGACGACCGGCGAGATGGTGATGTGGGGAATCGCTGGGGTTCCTGCCTACAAGATTGAACCCACCGAGATTGACCGCGAGTGGGCCGAAAAAACGGTTGGCTTCTTTCGGCGGGATGTTTCGTTCGGCAATGATTACATGGATAACATTCGGGTGCTGACGAAGCAGGACATTATCAAGAAAGAACATGTCGCCCTGATTTCTAGTGCTGTCATCACCGCGCAGCGGGAACTCGCTCCGAAGGCTGCGGTCAAGGAAAGCAACTTCGTTGGCGAAGTCAAGGGTCGTCTGAAAGATGTCTCTCTGTTGCTGGAACGGATCATCTATCTCGGTTCTGGCTCCTTCGGGCCTTCCTATCTCCACCTGCTGAAAGATGCCGATGGCAATGCCTTCTCGTGGATCACCGGAAACAAGGTCGAATCCGCCGAAGGCACCAACCTCAAAGTTGATGCGACTGTGAAAGAACATAAACTCTACAAAGGAACCAAACAGACGGTTCTGACCCGCGCAAAGGTGAAAGCATAACCAAAGAAAGGACTGAACAATGGGGGTGTATAGATATGATTATCTTGTGCTCGGATGGAAGCTAAAAGAAGAGATTCTTGATGCAGATTTTATTGATGATTTGCAATTTGAGACGATTGACAGCTATTTTTCGCCAGACAGCGAAGAGTTTGCTGTCTATGGCAAGATACTGAAAGTAAGCGACAGCATCACCGGATTCGATCTGCTTGAGATGAAGGTAGAAGATACTATCATGTATCTAGAAGACTATGATAAGCTTGCAACTGCCTTTCGTGATGTGACATCAGAAGAGTTGCTAGACTGGACAGAACACGAACCAGCAAAGCTATATTTGTTCAGCATTTTGGGATAAAAAAAGGCGGGCATAAAGCCCGCCTCTTTTATTCTTTGGGAAAAGATTTGCAGTTATTGAAGTGATAGCGATGACCACCCCTTCCTTGAAATCCACAATGCGGGCATGTAAATGGGTTTCTTGTTTTAGCAGATACTTTCATTGCCAGTTTGTGTTCTTCTGTCTTTTGTTTTCCCAGCAAAGATTCTGATATGCGAGCCTTAGTATCTTCGTCGTGATTTCGGCCGCGCATTTTGTCTGCTATTTTTTCATAGTCTGGGCTTTTGCGGTTGCGCATTTTTTCTAGATATTCTGGATCGGCCCATAACTCTTTGGACCTTTCCGATCTACGATTTCGTTGTTCTTCTGTATAGTTCATAGATTTTCCAAGTTTTGCAATTGAAATTGACGGACAACGCTTTCCTTTATTCCAAGGAACCGCGCCCTTTTTTGATGGATTATTTTTCTTCATGTTTTCACTCATTTCCATCTTCTTTTTTCTACCAATTTCACTATTCCAATAGCTTTTCTTTATAACAGAAGCGGCTATACCAGAAATTCCTAATGCTTTCTTCTTTACATTGTAATATCTTATGGTTCCATTTGTCTTATTTTCACCAAGACAAAGTTCTGCATCCTTTATCATGTCAAGATACTTTTGTTCAATAGAGAATAGTTCTCTGCTGTCGTTTCCATAGTAAAACTCAAGTATTTTTCGTCTAAAGTCATTTGGTCGCTTTTTGTATGCCTTTTTCATGAAACCAGTTGATGAGGTATAACCATCATCCAAACTACCCATGTGAGAACCAATACAAAACCACTTCTTTTTGCGATCAAACCAAATGTAAACAAAACCAGTATAAATAGACATTGCTGGGACTCCTTCCAAAAAATGATAGTTCTAGAATAGGTGGGACTCGACCTCCGCGACCTATACTTCTATTTATTAGAGTAAGTTGCTTACGATAAGAAGAAACTGAAAATAGTTTTTGACTTAGCAATAAAAAAAGGCGGAACCGAAGTTCCGCCCCTTTAGTTTGACTCGGTTGTTTCCGAGTTCTTTTATCAGAACAGATTTGATACAATAACTTTTCTGTAGTACACGTTTGATGCAGCAGAGATAGCACCCATACCTTGAGTAGCGCCACCAGCGAATGGGTTCGCGACCATGCCGTAGCGGGTCTTGAAGCCAATTTTTGGCTGGAAGGTATCTTCGCCGATAGCACGAACCATCTGTAGTGGAACGTATGGGCAGTAGAAAATACCAGCGTCAAACGCGGATGAGCCCTTGTAACCAACAACCAGGTAGTTTGAACCAGCGTATGGGTCGATGTATACGCGGAAGCGGCCGTTCAGAACACCAGCGAAAGTATTGCCGGTATCATCTACCTGTAGATTGTTAGAGTTTAGAGCAGGAGTGTAATCAAGGATACCAGCCATCTGAAGTGCAGAAGCAACATCAGAAGAACAGATAACGATGTTACCCTTGCCGCGACGAGTTGCCTTAGCAATTGCGTTAGCTTCTTTCTCAATCTGGAACATCAGACCCTTGAACTTCTCAACTGACCAACGGCCATTTGCGTCAACGTCAAGATCGAATGTACCGTTTACAGCGGTTCCCTGAGAACCCTGAACAGCAGAACTATAGATTGTACGAACAACTTCTCTGTTGATTTCAACAAGGATTTCAGAAGAAAGGATGTTTGCAAGTTCTGTCTCAGCGTCCAGACCATGAACTGCCTTGAGGTCTTGTGCAAGTTCAGTGGTGTATTCTGCTTTCAATGCGCGGGTCTTTGCTTCGACAGCGACTTTTTCGATTGAGAAAGCCATTTCGCCGAATGGGTTGCCGCCAGTACCAAGAGTTTCGCCTACTTCAGTTCTCATAGCAGTACCGAAGTTTGCGTTGGTTGGAAGACCAGCGGAGTTTGGTGTTCCGGTTCCAGAGAACGCGGTGTTTGCTTCGCCGTAGAAAGCTTCTGTTGAAGTGTTACCAGCCATTGCAGTATACTTGGAGCGCATCGCGAAGATAAGTCCGGTTGGACCAGTCATCGGCTGAACACCAGCGATATCGTAAGCAATCAGGTTAGGCATGGAACGACGAACCAAGCTGATTAGGATTGGGTCATAACCAGCGGTTGGACCGCTAGCCTCTGCACCAGAACTAAATCCAGCAGCACCAGCGCCAGCGCCGTAGGTGTTGTTTGTTGTTTCGCTCAAGAGAGACGTCATAGAAACTGCGGTGCGGTCTTCGCGCAGAGCGTTCTGTGTGTTCTCTAGAATTGTTGCAGTAACGCCACGGCGATAATCATCACCGATACGGCCGAATTTTTCGTGGTCCAGAACTGGCTTCCACTTTTCTACTAGGAAACGATTGTTTTGACTCATTTCTTTGTCTCTCCTTGATGGTTTGTGTTTACTTAGTTATTTATTATTTCATGTTATTCAGAAATTCAGCATAAGCATTAATGGAAGCATCGCCGGATTTCTTGACTGGAATAACTTCTTCAATGATAAACTCACCAGCAGCTTCATCAAGATCCTTGACGGCTGTCGCACTGTTTGTTTTCTTGAAGAAAGATTCCTTGATAGTAGCAAGGTCTTGCTTGTAGGAAGCGATATCTGAACTATTCAGTTTCTCTGATAGAACACGAAAACGTTCAACTTGAGACTGTGAAAGTCCTTCAGTCATGTTAGAAAATTCGCGCTCAGCACGAAGAGTTTGTAGTTCTTCGTTGATGCCGATGCTTTCGATGATAGCGCGATTTGCAGCTTCTTTAGCAGCTGCAACTTCTTCTTCGAGTTCAGCAACCACGTCAATCGTATCTTCATCAATCTTGACATTATGCTCATAGAAGAGTTCCTTTAGCCCATCCATGAAGGATTCAGCCATCTCTACTTTGATGCCAGCTTCAATAGCAACTTCATTTTCTGACATCCACTCTTGAACAACATAGTCAAGGTATGAATCTAGATTTTCAACGATTTCTTCTAGAGACTCATTCAGAGAATTGCTAAACTGTTCCTGTAGATCAGCCTCAACAGATTCAACAATTGATTTTGCTTTGACGGTAGCAGCTTCATTGACAGCAGCTTCGAATACGAGCTCTGCTCTTGCTTTGAAGTCTTCCGAAAGGTCAAGACCTTCAAATAGACCAGAGATACCGACATGCTCTTCTAGCTCGACTTCTTCTGCGAATTCAACAGCTTTTTCAGCGTTCTTGGTAACTTTTGTAACGCCATCAGCAACTGTGTCAGCGTTTGGATCAACCTTTTTCTTTGTATCAGCACCAGTTGGGCTCTGCTTTGGTTCACCACCAGCAGGGCTCACTGGATCTTCAACGGAAGATTGGCCATCAGCGGACATCTTCTTTTCTTCTAGGTTTTCTGCCATTTAGAAACTCCTTCTTGTTTTTTGCGATTTCATAACTATTTATTATATTCAGTTTTTCAGTGTTGACATATACGTTTCAAAGATCTGTAGAGCTTTAGCTTCATCAATTTTCTTTGACGGTTTGCTAAATGACTCTTTGATAGAACGAATAGTGTCTTCAAGCATCTGGATACGATCCATAGCCTCGTTGAACTGATCGGGTGATACGCAAGCATCCATAGAACTAGCGCCCATCTCAGTTGCTTCTGCTACTATGGTATCAGCGGATTGTCTCCAAGATGCAGTAGCAATATCAAAGTAGTATTGGGTGTTTTCCATTATTCCCTGAACAAAGCAGTCTGGACCACTTGGGTCAGTAACAATATCAACGGTTGCAAGATGGAAGTCATTTTGAACTTCCATAATTCCTTCTTTTGTGGTCTTGACAGAACCAAGACCACGAGTAGATACTCCAATTTTTACACCCTCATCAATAAATGTCTTGACAATGTTTCCCATTGGTGTAGAAAGGATCTTTGCCTTACCAACGAAATTGGAACCGTCTCTTTTCATTTCAGTGATTAGATGTGAAACACGATCACCATTGATTTGTGGGCCATCTGGATGACCTAGTTCGCCAAGAGCTCTTTTCGTCTTGACGAACTGCTCATTGTATCTTTTCATCTCTTTCTCAAGCATATCAGAAGGATATACACGACCATTACGGTTCTTGATATCACCCTGCATGAAGATACCATTGATGTAATGCGACTTAGAGCCGTTCTCATTTGCTTCAACAAGCACTTCGCAATCTTCGTTGAATACTTCTGTAATCAGCAATGCCATTATGGTTTCTCCGGTTGTTTTCTTTTATTTATGATTCTTATGACTTGTACGATACAGCTGTACAAAGAAGCGTAGTAGAACCGGCGATAGTGTCTGTCCCATTCTTTTCCACAATTGTAGTAGATCCAGCAGGAACGGTGAATGAGCCAACGACAGTGTTTGCTGCTGGATTTTCTATTGTAACTTTTGAGACTGCTGCAGCGTATACACGAACAAGGCGAGCACCATTCATATCATCAGCTGTTGTTATGGAAGTTTCTTCGTCTAGTGGCTTGATTATCATCATCACAATGCCTCCTTCGCAAATCCTAGAATTTCATTGAAACCAGTCTTATCCTTCATCGCAGCGGTCATCATTGCTTCGCGATTTGGCCCACTTAGTTCTTTGACCAGTTGGTTCAATATTTTTGCATCTTGCTCTTTGATGATGATAGAAGAACCGTCATTCAGTTTGACAGCACCAACTTTGAAAGTTTCAGTGAGGGTTGCATTTTCTTTGACTATCTTCTTAGCAGTAGATGGCTTTATCGTTACTGGAAATTCTTCATCATCAAGTTTGAATTTCTTCTTTCCTGCGACATATGCACTAGCTGCTTTTGCAACAAAAGCTCCCTCTCTTACATACTTACCACCTACAGTCATCTCCCAACCAAGGTCAGAAAGTGCTTTATGCATCTGTTCATAATGTTCACTTGATGTAGCTGGTTTCAGACGTCTAACTCTTTCTTTTGCCTGAGCAACGATTCCATCTGGAATACCAACATAGCTATCACCACGAACAAGATGTGCTGGAAGTGCCTCGCCAAGGTTTTTTGTGCTTTCACTCAAATCTTTGAGAACATCTTTCATTGTATGAAATGGTCCCTTGTGGGAGTTTGCTGTTTTGATATGAAAGTATCCAGACTTATCCTTGACTACTTTTGTTCCGTCATTCTTTTTTGTTAGAATAGCACGGATTTGGTCAAGTGTTGCATCTTCGTCAAGTTTTTCGCAATCGTTCACTCTATTGCCGGTATTTCTGCCTGTACCCATTTTAGTACCGACTTTTCTGTAACCGGGCCAGCAGTCTTGTGGACCAGCAACAGCTTCATCGATCTGACCGACTTCTTCTTTCTTCATACGCTTCTTCCAATTGTAGTCGCGAATGACTTTGAGAATTTCGTCTTTGTTGTCACCTTTGCGGTTCAGGTTCTTTTGAACCGTAACATCAATGGAATCACCAGCATTGATCGAAGCGATGATTTTGCTATCACTAGCTTCTGTAATCTTTTCTGGAAGACCCTTGTGCTTCGTTTTTGCAAAATCTTCCAAGTCTTTCTCAGACATTTTATACATCTCTTTGGATGCACCAATGAGAGCAGACTTTGGCTTGTCTCCGCGCTTCACAGCTAGCGCTACACCAGCGGCTTGCTGTTGCGCCTGCGAAACTGCCTTCTCTCTTAGATCAAGGGCTTCTTTCTTCATTGCTTTAGCGATTGCCTTGCGACGAGCATGTAGAAACTCATCCGAATTGTCTGTATCGCCATCATTGTCAATATCAGCATCAGCCTTTCCAACAGGGTCAAGCTTCGATGCTTCATATACTACTTCATCCTCGCCTTCGTCGTAATCTGCTCTGCGACGTGGGCTTCTCTTCACTGTAGGAAATGGTTTATCGTTGTCAATAACTTCGATGGTATGCTTTTCTTTGAAATTGAGCTCATCATCGTTATTTGGCTGAGCGACTTCTGCAATCAACTGCTTGAATGTCTTCATCTGAATTTTCTCCGACTTTGTTTATATTTGTCAAACTTTGTGCTATTTATCAATAAATTGTTCTGCTCTTCTGTTGGCTCATCCTCTGGAGGTGCCTCGCCAGCACCATCATCCTCTGGTGGTAGAGCATCTTCTGGAGGTGGCTCATCTGGGTCGCGATAGATCCCAGCAGCGCGTTCGGCATCTATTTCGGCTGTCATTTCTTCAATGGTTTCGTCATTCATAAACAGCACATGTTTTTGCACCCAGTTACGAGAGAAGTATTTACCAACATTATCATCAATATCACGAAGCATGGAAACTTTCTCGCGAAGAATTTCCATCTGTTTTAGTTCTTCAAAATAATTGTCTTTCATAAAATCGTAGCGTATTTTATCCTTGATTTCAAGCCATTCTTCTGGCGTTAGAATGCCCTTTAGAATAAGCTGCTTTTCTAGAATAGTATCAAATAGGATAGAGAATCGGACACGCAAACGGCGAATAAACTTTGAGAAGCGAAGTTCATCTCTAGTCATTTCAGAAACACGACCAAATGAATACATAGTCTCTGGTTCAAGTCGTGATACCGGAACGCCAAGTGATTTATATAGTTTCTTCTGAAAATAAGCAAGGTTATCGTTGTCACCAAAGGCAGCTCCACCACCAGGTAGGGTATCAACTTCGGTTGATCTGTTTCCTTCACGGCGAGGGAACCAAAAATCTTCCGTCATAGTCATGAATTTACGAGTGTCACCAACTTCGCCAGTTGCCGAGTTATAGTTTAGTTTGTTCTTGTGACGAGCCATCATGTCAGCGAGATATTGCTCTGCCTTCGCCTTTGGCAAGTTACCAACGTCAACATAGAAAACGCGCCGCTCTGGTGCTCTTGTTAGAGTATAGATGATCGTCGCATCTTCTAGAACTCGAAGCTGGTTTAGTGGTTTGATTGCTCTATGTAAGTGAGATAGCACAAGCGTCTGGGTCTCATTCATCAATCCAGATGTAACGCGAGCAATAGAGTCTTTGGCGATACGAAATCCAGTAATGGATTGCATATCTCCGCCAGCCCGGCTCGTAGCTGATCCAAACCCAGTTTCGGAATACATGTAGTATTCCTTTTTTATCTTGCGGAAAGGAACACCAGTATTCTTATCTCTTTCGGTGGAATCACTTTCACGAATGAGTCGAATTTTTCTTGGGTCAAGATACCGAAGTTCGACAACTCCTTTGTTGACATTTTTCTCATCTATGATAACATGATAGTTGATACGACCATCAACGAAGAATCTTTGGAATATTTCATAGCCTTGATTTGAAAAGTCCAGCAGACGAAGAATATTATCAAATTCTTCAGCTATGACTTCCTTGACTTTAGAAGGAAGCTCAGTCTCTTCCAACACAATCTCGGCAGCTCTTTCATTATAATCAATGTTGATAGCCTCGTTGACAATTTCATCAACTGCCTGCTGGATTTCTGGCTGAAGTGCCATAGACCTATAGCGCGTAACTAACTCGGATTCTGTTTTTGCAGATCCTTCAATGTCCAGAAAGTAGCCGTAGGCTCCACCAACAGCGGTGGATTCTACGTTTACTGCGCCGTCGTCATTCAACGGCGGCGCAAAGGATTTTGGTTGTTCTTCTTTATCCCGTTTTCTGAGGATCTCGTAGCCAAAAAGTTGCATATTATATAGACCTCTTATATCAGGTTATAGGATTTCCGGTGGTTCCACCAACAATATTCCAAAGATCGTACTGGAATGATACGGTAAATTCTTCAATAGTATCTTTTGTATCCCATTGCATCGCAATACTACCTATAGTTAGTGGATGTATGCCTTGGAAGTTATAGATGCGAAGAGTCTGCCCGTCTTTGCCATATTGTGTAATGATGGCGTCAGATTTATACTGCTGTGGAAGTGCTCTCGTATTTGAAATGTGCGAATTGATTGCGTTTGACCATGCTTCCATAGCATTGCGAATTGAGAAGTCTTCATCGTTGATTATCGTCACTTCCCAATCTTCGAAAGTTCTGTCTCCAGCGTATTTGATGTCACGGCCAAAATATGGCACGACATAAGTTCCAAGAGTAGAAGCAGGAAGCGCAGCTGCTTTTACCATGAATGGAACTTTGAAGTCAGCGACACCAAGAATTGGGTTTGTGATTTGAACTTGGAAGAGTGAGGGGCGCGCACCACCCCCCACTAGTTCAGACTTAAATTGATTTATTGAGAAGCTCATATCGTTATCTCCTGTTGTTTGCTATATTTATTCTCAGAACTGTTGGCCGACAATCTCTTCAAATTCAACGCCAGTTCTGGTTGCCACAAAAGTCAATTCGATGTAATTTATGGAACGTGAAGGTTTGATAAAGATGTTTGCACGGAAAGTGTTCATATCGATTATCTGTGGGGTGTTCACGGTTGCATCCGAAACAACACGGAAGTCAATAATACCACGGCGACCCTGAATGTCACGAAGGAATGGGTCAACAATCTGACGAAACTGATTTTGCGTGAATTCGTCATTGAATTCAAACAATAGTTGAGCAGATATTGTAGCAATTGCCTTTTCCACCGTGATGAACAAGCGACGGACATTGATGCGAGTAAACGCGCTTCCGGTTGCGGTGCCAAATCCAGTCTTGTCACCAAAAAGAATTGTTCCCTGGCCAGATTGTGTAATGACTGGGTTGACATCTTTTCCATATAGCTGATCGCGCTGAGCCTTATTTGGATTGAATGCGAGTTTGATCACATTACGAACGCGACCCTTTCTATAACCAGCTGGCGACTCCCATGGCTGAACAAGTGAGGCAAGACCAGCCATATCCCCATTCAGAGGAACCCAACGAAATACATCATTGTACTTGTCATAGCGATACTTGTAACCAGAATCCATGAACCAATAGGAAGAATTCTGAAGGTCGGCGCGATAAGCAAGAATATTCGTCAACTGTGTCTGTGGTGATGCAACATCAACAACATCAGCTTTAGTTGGAGAAACAAATACCATACAATCCTTGCGATATTCAGCCAGATTTGAAATCAGATAATTCGCAAGATTCAGAGATGGTCTTCCTTGAATTGCAAATGAAACATCAACCTCGTTAGCTTCTTTATATAGGTCATATCCCTGCGCAATTTTGCCAAGAACAATCTCGCTTTCGCTTTCACCATTCGCGCCAGATGCGAGCACGTCGCCTTGACGCAATTGGTCTTCAGTATCAATTGAGGTTGAATCCAAAGCGACGATATAAGATGATTTTGTGCTGAGAACATCCTTATAGTAGTTGTTCGTGCCGTCTGCTAGTTTAGAAGTAGGTTCGGCCGAAACATTTTCATACTTTTCAATGATCTGGCCAGCAGTACCTGTAATATTACCATCGTTATCATACACTATAATATGCATACGACCAGCAGAAGGAGCTGCACCAACTGCACTAGAAAATCCCCATCTGCGGCTGAAAGTCAAATCAGTTGGATCGGTTTCTGGTAGTGTATATTTTCCAGATAGCGTAATCTTATGAATGTATGGAGTTGTGTTTGCATTTGTGATATTATCGTCAAAATTGGATACAGAAATTTCCTGTGCGCCATATATGTCGGAAGATATGTGGATAACATCATCAGATTTGATATCTAGTGTTGCTGCTAAGGTCGTAACATATAGAACTGTTGTTCCAAACGCCATTCCAGCGACCTCGTCTGCGGGGTTTGTCTGAAGCTCCGATACCGTCCCAACAACTTTAGTTGCGGTCCAAGCAGGAGCACTAAAAGCAATCGGGTCTTCTATATCATCATTGGCAGCAGTGACGACAGATACTGCTAAAGAATTACCAAGCTCACCTGGATATTTTGCTTCAAAGTAAGTTGAACTTGCTGTATTTGCGGTATCAGAAACAACGCGGGTGACATACAATGCGTTAGAATATGATAGAAAGTCAGCAGCCGAGAAAAATGTTTCATAATTATCGTCTGTTGGCTTTCCGAATATATTTGCGAGCTCAATTTCAGAAGAAATCAAAACTCTTTCATTGACTGGCCCCCAATTGAACACGCCAGCAATAGCAGCAGGCGGAGTTGTAATAGCAGGAACGGTAGTAGTAAGGTCAACTTCTCTTACTGTAATGGATGGACTAACGGAAAAAACCATGTGTTTTGTCTCCTTTTGACGGGTTGTTTTGATTGCTCAATCTTCTTTTAGTTATTTATGATTTTCTCGCTTTGAGTCAAGCTTCTCTGGCAATCAAAGCCAGTTTGCATGTCGAACTACGGGTGCATCATCATCGTCAATGCCATTGTTTATGAATCCAAAGGGCAATAAGTCGCTCTCGATTTCTTCTTCTGTTTTCTCTCTCAGAGCTGCCATTGTATTGATATCAGTCAAGTCTCTAAAGTAAGACTGATCGCTTAACCAGGCAAAAAGAACTAGTCCCATTACCAAGTCATCGGTAGCGCCAGATTCGGCTTCATATGACAGCGCCTTACGAGAAAACCTAGATAGCTCCTGTATTGTGTTGAAGTCAGTGACAATCAATTGGTTCTGTTCAATTAGCATCTTCAATACGGAACACCCAACCGACTTCACTGATTTAGTTGTACGGATACCCCTGTCAACATTTTTCCCAAAGCCGCCGGAAACCCTTTTTCCGGTTCGCCCAGCATTCTCAGTAAATACCATGTTTTCATATCCATAATCTAAATACAATATATCTGCTATTTGGCCGCCAATATCATTTATTTCTATTAGTAGATATGCTTCATTGTAAAGTTTAGCAATATTGTGAACCACAGAAGAATAATCCACAACGCCAATCATGTTATCTCTAAATGTACATACCTGTTTATATGGCATTTTTGTAATGTCAATAACAGAGAATGCGGAATAGTCTAATCCCTTTCCTCTTGACACATCAACGATAATGGCATAGGTGTTGTCGGCTTCTGGTCGCTCGTATTGTAGTAGTCCATCACTCTGAGCAATTGGCCTAAATGGAGAAAGTTCTTTTAGCTTGTGGCCAGAGATAAGGGTTCCAGAACTGCCGATAAATTGACAGCAATATTCTTGATTGAACTTTTCTTGGTCATGGTCGAGTGCTTCTATAGTCTCCTGTTGCCATGCTTCACCACGACCCGGAACATCATACCACATGACCCGAACAAACTTGTATCCATTCGTTCCCTCTTCAGCACCCTTACATGTTTTCCAAAAATGATTCATCCCGTTAGGGGTAGATGTCATGAGAAGTTTGGTAGTCTCACCAGATGATATGGTAGGATAGACAGATGCGAAGAATTCATCATACCCTTCAATGAACGCAACTTCGTCTAGGTAGAGGAAGCTTACAGCCTTACCACGAATAGCAGAAGATGATGTTGTTCCTGCATAGATCTTGCATCCATTTTCAAGTGTGATATAGGTCTTGTTCCATTCTTCGACTCCCTGTTGAAGCCAAGCAGGAAGTGCCTCATAAGCAAGTTTGATTCGGCTAAGAACTTCGGTCGCAGCATCACCCTTGTTAGCAAGAATAGCAACTGTCTTGAACTCATTGAATAGGATGTAGTGCAGAATGACAGCAACTGCTGTGGTGGTCTTGCCAGACTGTCTAGCAGTGAGAACAGCAACACGGCGATTGTTTGTAATTTTCTCAACAATTTCTTCTTGATAGTCATACATATCAAACGGGATAAGCCCTCTGTCAACATGAACAATCTTGATATATGTCTTTGCAAAGTAGACCGGATCAGCTGCACACTTTGCAAATTCTTGAATAAGCTCTTGAGTCCACTCAACAGGTGTGTCCGATTTTTTTAGATTTGAATTGCCGTTGTACCCGATATTCATTCATCACCCTTTAGCATCTTCAACAAATCTGCGGTTGACAGAATCAGGTTATTATTGGTAACATTCGTCGTAGCTGCTTCGTCTTTCGGGTGAAGTATTTCTTCTTTGGCATACTTTTTCTTCGTAGACATTTCCACAAAGTCTTTGTTTGCATCAAGAAGCGTCTTCATCAGGGTTGAGGCAACTTCATAGGCTCTTGGGCTTTCTGACTGCTTTGCAAGATTGATCATCTCTTTGAGCGCATCATCTCCCTGCTCTATGATGTTCTTTATATTAGACCTAGCAAGTTCAATGTCCTGTACCGTGTCATCTTCGTCAGCATTAGCGGCAATCAACGCTGGCATGGTGGCAGTAGTGACGGATATGGAGCCCGCTGTATCGCTAGCTGACGCATTGCTATAGTCGGTATATTCAATAGCATCTTCAACGGGTCTCAATCCAAGAGCCATTTCAATCGGATCATTGCTGATTGCCGTCATATTCTAAATCCTCTACTATTGTGATTACACCCCAATCATCATCAATCTCAATTTCTTGGAATGGTATTGTTTCAGTTATATCATTAGTTGGATCGCCATTCACGGTCAATCCAGGCTGAACCGTAATAATAGAACCGCCACCCTGTTCCATTTGTGTATATGATCGAACATCTACAAATTTGATATGCTTCTTTTCCCGAACTGGGCCAAAATACCAAGCTTTCATCGTGAATGTTAATGTCCACATCATAGTTCGGCGAGTCTCAAAGTCACCTTCGTATAAATCTTCTATACTAACACTATTTAGCACCAATGGAATATCCATAGCAGGCGCATTATCAAGAACATAAGCGCTATATGTATATTCTGGCTTGAAGAATGGGATAATTTGCTCTATAATCTTAGTTCCATCTTCTGCATATTTTGTCATGATATACAGACTAAACTCTATATTGTATGGAGCAGGAGAGAATACAGAAGCGCCGTCATTGGTTGATATCGTATTGCGGCTGTTTGTCTTTCTTGGGCCATCATAAGACATTGACACAATTTCAAATGACATTCTTGGAAGAGTGACAGCTGAAATTTTTGACAAATCTGGATCTTGAATAAGCTTTGCCAAGAACTTCTGAAATGGTCCGTATGAAATAGGAACGACCATTCTCTGTATTTCATTGCCTGCGTTATCGTCACGAGTCAGACTCATCTTATTGAATAGTGAACCGAACAACGCGATGTAGCGCCGCGTTGTTCCATTATAAAAGTGATTTACAATTGGCATTTATTCTCCTAATTCGATATATTTATGGCTATCTCTATTATATATTAGAAATAACTATTCATCTATCCGACGATCTAAAAATGTTTTAATCAGGAAACCAGCTAGATCAAATTCCCACCACTTCTCGCCATAATAATATTTAGCAGGATTAGCGTGGTGATTGTTATGCCATCCTTCTCCGCCAAATAGTATAGCGAGTATTGGATTGTTCCTGCTGTTGTCTTTTGTTTCGTGATTTCTATACCCTGATGTATGATTAAAATAATTGACGCAGTTTCCTAATGTCCAAACAAATGCAACAGGTGCTAGATATAAGTAAACTACACTCCAAGGATTGACGACTATTAATGTTGTAAAAATAGAAGCGTGTATTAAGAAGTAGTATTTGTGTAGAAACAATTGAATTGGATCTCGTAGCATACTTGCAGCGTAACGTAAATTAACTTCACTAAACATTTCAAAGCACATCACATGAATAAAACTGTGATGAACTGGACTGTGCGGGTCCAGCTCCTGATCGCTGTATCTATGGTGCTGTTTGTGCATGGCAACCCAACTAACAGGACTTCCTATCAAACATAATGCACCAACAACACTACCTAGTAGTTCAAACCATCTAGGCGGAGTGTATGACCTATGAGTGAGTAATCTGTGATAAGTCATACTTGCACCTACCGTACCTAAAACATAATAAATCGTAAAAGATATCAGTAATTGTAACCATGTTCCATAAAATAGTAATAGCAATAGTCCAATGTGGGCAATTACTTGATATACAAATAATAGATATTGATCTCTATGATATTTCATAATAAATTGTTCTCTTGTCCGTTAATCCCACGACCCGACATCTGATTGCCAAGCACCGTCTGTAAAGATCAGTGTACTGATGTTTAATGAAGTACCATTGTCAAAAGGATAGTAGTCAATGGTTGTTTCTAACATACCGTAAACACGAGCATTGGCAACATTTACCATAATAGAATTGTATGTTGATTCGCTCTGTCTAACCAAGTACAGGATCTGACCCTCAACGCCGTTAGCCAGTGTGTAATTACCGTTGGTTAGTTTGTTGACAGACTTGGTTAGGTCTATTGGTGTTGATATGATGATGTTGGTCAATGTGTCCACGGTAAAGGTAGTGATATCAACTCCTTGTGTTCCGCCTAAGATTCCGCCACCGTCAATAACACCAAAATCCCCAACGCTTAGATCGGGATCGCTAGCAGTAACTACGGTACTGATATCACCGTTGGCCGAAATCGTGATATCAAGAGTAAACCCTGCGTCAAATGCTATGCCGTTTACTGTGCCTACGGTAAGATTAGTATTGTTGCTAGGTGATACCGTAATAGTTTCGGCCTCACCTTTACCAATATCTGCTGGGTTCGCACCAGTTTTAGCCACTGTACTTTTGACTACAGCACCCGGGAATGTTGTTGTACCAGCGTTGTTTAATTCTAGATCTCTGCTACTGCCTTCTGAGTTGTATGTACGGAATACTATGCGGCCGCCACTACGGGCCTGGACTGTAATGTCACCACCGTCGCCGTATGTACTCGTTTCTCCACTTTCAATATTGATGTATCCGCCTGCGCTTGTGCCACTGTCGCCTGCTTGTAGATTTAAGTATCCGCCGGCGCCCGTGCCATTGCCTCGACCAGCGCGAACTTTAATATCACCACCAAACCCGTTAAGGCTTCCTCCTGGTCCTGCCCATACATAAACGTCACCACCTTCGCCATCAGTTCCTGTATATCCGGGAGCACCTTGGATGATAACTCGTTCAGCACTGATAGTACTTACTGTTGATTCGGGCCCGAATATGATTGCCTGCTGTGTAGTGTCGCCAAATTTTATAATCTGCCCAGTGCCAGTTGGTGTAGCATTGTCACTGATAGGAACTGTTAATGTTGGGAATGTGGTAGTACCATCTGGACCAAATGCCCAAGCGTGAACATCTGGAGTAGGGTATGTGTAGACACCAAGAGGAGCAACGCTTCCATAAGGAGGATTAGTAGCCCACTGTGCTAATGGTACTGTCAGTGTTCCTGTGTTGACATAAAGTGGTGTAACTGGATCATAGTCAGGAGCAATGATTCCATACTCGCCTTCCACAAACACTATATACGGGTCAGTGGCTGTATTGGCCACAGGCGAAGTCCAAGTTGGAGTTGCTTGCTCAGGATCTCTAGTGTAGGTTAAATTCACAGCGCTAACATCAGCACCCGTGATCGTTATGGTAAATGGCGATTGTACTGTTGTTGTTTCCGTAGTTACTTGTATTCCACCATCAGCTGTAGTGCGAACATTGTGATTGTCAGTGCCCAAGAAGATACTGGTCTCTGTCAAGTCGCCTGTAGTCAAGTGTAGGTGATGGTCACCATCAAAAGCAGGTTCGTCAGGGTTAATCAAACCCGATTCAACGCCCACATTCGCAGGGTCGTAATTATCTTCTTCTGGTGATACGCGTACAGTAAACTCAAAGTTGTCGTTGTTTACAGTAAAAGTGATAGGACCGCCGCCACCATTTGCATCTAGTGCTACTGTGCCAGAACTTGGGGTTGTTAGGCCAGCAGCCTCTGGATATATCCACCAGTAGAGTGTTTGGTTAGCATAAGTGATTGCGTTGTTAACATAAAAATCAAGTGTATCACCAAATATCCCAGTGTTATCTTGATAACTTAAGGTTATGCCGTTGTCCGTGAAATTATAATTGCTACCACCTTTGATCACCAACTTCTGGCTGGCCACTGTTGGTGTTGCTGGTGTAATTTGTATAGTAGGATTGCTGGTTACAAAACCTTCAGATATCGTACCACCCGCAGGTAATGTTAAAGTACCAGTATTTCCCAGGCTAACCGAATACGAACCGTTGACTAAACTCTCGTTACCACCAGCAAGTCCATATTGTGTTATTGTTAGGAAATCGGTGAAGTCTCCATTACTTGTCAAAACGTCAACAGACGGTACAGCCGAACCTGGTACTTTGTTAGCATTGACTACTGTAATATCGCTAGCAGTTCCGTCAAACAACCCACTGAATGTGGCAGTCTTAATGTCCCAATTATCTACTGAGAATGGCGTAGCATCAGTGTCTATCTGTACCACTACTGCGGTTGACTGTTGGTTGTCAAATGGGTCACCAAATGCGCCTGCTATAGCAACATAACCATTATGAACAGCAATATTGCTGCCGCCACCATCAGAGCCGAACCAGAATCCCCCGCCGAATGTCCAAGAGGTAGTATTGTCTACTAAGCGTTGCCATATAACAGCTCCATTAGTATTGTATTTGGCTACGACCCAGATATATTCTTGAGTGTTGATATTGCCAGTAATACCATTCAAGTATAAGTCTCCGTCGTCACCTACTACCACACTTGTCGCAAATGTGTCGCAGTTTCCTACTACGCGTCTACTCCACTGTTTAACACCAGAACTGTCAAACTTGACAAGACTCATTGCTGAAGTAGTTCCGATAGTGCCGCCAGCGTCATAAATATATTGACCACAAACATAAATGTTGCCACTGCTGTCGATTGCTGCATCTGCTCCGCTGCAATTATATCCTGCGTCAAACTGTATAGCTTTTTGCCAATCAATAGTACCGTCAGTAGCATATTTGATTACAACCATGCGATCATCTGTATCGTTAGCAGCCAATGTGGCAACTTTGACAACCATATCGTCTGTACCATCTACGCCGCCAATTGTAGAACCTAGCACGGTGGCGATAACGCCACCTACTGTCCGCCCACCTTCCGAATCAACAAGGTTAGTAAATGTAGGTATGCCGTCAGTAAAAGTAAAATCTACAGTAAATTCACTGAAAGTTATAGAGCCACCAATTGTCCATGTTATATTGCTTACTGGTTCAACAGAAAGTGTTGCAGCTGTGTTCTGTAGCCCATAATTATCAGTATAACCAACTGTAACAATTTCATCGGTTGGGCCGACTCCCATGCCATATGCTCTCTCGTCGCCCTGGCCGTCTATGGTTTTACACCATATGACTGAGCCATCCGTCTTGTCAATTTTGCTTGTGACAATATAGTCATCTGTGCCGTTATAAGCATATCCTACCATGATAGGATTGCCGGAACTGTCCACATCTACTACCGCGCTTTGGCTATTTGCTTCGAAGTCGTATCTCTTACTCCACACTAGACTACCATCTGCGCCATTTAGTTTAGTTAATACCGCAAAGTTATAGTTCAGTGGGCTTCCGCTAGTTCTGCCTGCAATATATACATAGTTATCAACTGTGTCATATGCCAAGCCCCAGCCATCTGTGTTTAGATTTGCGGAAAAACGCGCTTGCCATAATTTTGCTCCAGTTGGAGTTAATTTGGCAACTGATGTATATGTTAGATAATTTGGGTCAGGAACAACATGACTAAACAGAGCAATGATGTTACCGTCCATATCATATTCTACACTAGTAGCTCCTTGAACGAAATCAGTAGTAGGATTGTCTGAAGCAAATGTTTCAATCCATATATTGCTGTCGGTTGAACCAGTAAAGGCAGTTGTTTGTATACTGCCATCAGGAAATACAACATGACCTTCTCCATTAAATTGCCAGTCGTATGGTGTTCCATCATTGAACGCTCGAATAGTTAGACCACTTCGATCTTCCGTTTGATCCCAATTTAGTTTAATCTGTGCTCGTTCAACATCCGTCTCCAATTTAGGGTCGCCAGTATAGACACGAATCAGCTGTGTAGTATCACTACCAGAATTGACATTGATCCAGCGCATACTTGTTGTACCATCGGCGCAGTCTTGTATAAATCTACCACCCTGACCATCAATACCCGTGATAATATCACCCGCAGCAATCATATCGCTATTTTCAACAAACTTCCAAGTAAATTCCCCGACTTCTATGGCCTTACCGTCTGGCAGTTTATTATAGTTGTAACTGGTAATAACTATAGGCCAAATTTGAATACCTGTTAAGTTTATTGCACTTTCAATAACCAAGAAACCACTATCGCCAAGAATCTGTACTCCGGTAATAGAATAAGCATCTCCGTTAGCAAATCTTACTGTAGGATAAGTGGCTGAATTGTTAGCACCTGCAGCAATCCATCCATTAGCATTTAGTAAATCAGTTGGAATAAGATCAATTACTGTACCATTAATACTAGGAGTTGTTTCATTGATAGTAGTATTGATCGTGACTATATTACCAAACGTTGCGCCTATATACTCAGGAAGCCCGGAACCAGATGGTGGTTCTGGGATATTCAAAAGATCATCATAGTTACCGGAGAATGCGACGTCCGATAGCGTAGATATATCTGCTGAAACCTCTTCAACGTTAGTATAAAGCTCCGAAAAATTGCTGTTTGTCTTCTGAAAGGCGATTCGAATAGGATCACCTTTCCTGTCATTCGCTATGACGCCCACATTGATTGTCTGCTTGACCATCTTTACCTCTTATACGCTATCTGCGGTTGTTGTTGTAATGTCACTGGTTACGTTTACATCATCAGCTGTGACACCATAATTTGTTGGTGACTGAATAGTCTCTGTGAATGGGTCAATTTCCGAAAAGTCAATGAAGGCATCTGCTTCTTCAGCAAAGAAAATATTCTTCGCAATTGGATCGGTAGCATTTAGTTCATCAAGGCTTGAAGCACCTTCTGTCTTTTCTCTATCAAAGTAAGTATCAAATTCTTCTCGGCCAGTTTCAAATCTCTCATTAGAGTATTCAAACATTTCGCACTTCAAATCATACACATTCAGAGAACCCATTTGATAGAAGACCGATTCATGCTCAACATGCATAATCTCAAAAAATTCACTGCTAAGTGGAAAGTAGATTAGGTCGCCTTCGTTTGGGCGCATTTTTGTTGGGTCAACTCGTGTCACATAGCGTTCAAATGTTCTAAACGCAACACTGAATGTTACCTGGTCCCGAATGGTAAGACCAAATTTGGATAGGAAGTCACCTTCCCCCTCAAATCCGTCAACATTTTTGACATACATTTCCATGTTATAAGCTGCATTGAAAATAGGCAGGTCGTCTTCATTCATGATACCATCGACTGCTTGCAGCGATCTCGTAAAATACACAAGGTCAACGCCATACATGCGGATACTCTCAATAACGAGGTCATCCAACAAATTGGCTTCATTCCCATACTTATTATATGGTCTGAAAAATACGTTAGTTGCCATATGTCATCTTCACTTTTCTCTTGACAAAATCTGTTGATGTGGTATAATCAGTGTAACTGCTAAAAATAAAAGGCTGCTGTTGCTGCTGCTAAGCTGCTTATCCGCAAAAATTGTGAATAAGTGGCTGAAGCGAATTCATTGCTTGATCCTCAAGTCTAAGTCTTTCTTCGCGAGCGTCACTAAGAATCTGTGTGCCGTTGAATGTGACTCCACCCACAAGCTGCATTCCTTCGAATTTAGTTAGGTTGAATCCCCATTGTTCTTTGATCAAAGTTGCTGCATAGTTTTGTAGCCAGCGGTCACGCCAGAAGTCTGCATATACATCTCCATCTACAATGTCATATGCTTCCATTATTATGAATGATCCGGCTTTCAATGTATTCTTGCGGATATCAATGAATAGTTTATCAACATGTCTGTTATATCGTATCAGTGGCTTCCCGACAAGAATCTCTTGAAGAAACTCAAGATGCTGCATTGTCATGTAGTAGTTTGTCACATCATATCCGGTAATTTGTTCTAGATTATTCAAAACAAATTGGTATGATACATTGAACATACCAGAACCAGTAGAAATTGAAGTTCCAAGATCAAATATTCTTGTGATGCCAAGAAGTCTAGAAGGAACCGCAATCCACCCTTGTTCCAATTCTGTCTCAGTTAGCTGATGCTTCAGATAGACCAATTGAGACCCGTCATAATGATAGTCGCGAAAGAATGAAATTGCTTCATCAATTCTGTCATCAACTTGTTCATCGGCGACGTTTATTTCTATAACCGGAGCTCCAAGCTTGCGCAAGCAATATTCCTTGAAAGATTCTCTATCACTTGGTTGTGCCATTTTAGTTCCTTATTCAGATTAATTCTTGTTTATGCAATGATGATGTATTGCTCTATTTATGATTTTCTAACAAAGTGGTAGTCTCCATCAGCTGCATGTTTTATAATTTCGGATCTTAGCTCAAATCCAATACTTTCTAGATACATCTTGACTTCATCAAACTTTGGAGCTCCCTCATTGTAGTCTACATGCTGTGCTTCAATGATAATATCATTGCATTCTGTGATGGTATTCTTTGCACCAAGAAGAATGTCAAGCTCAGCACCCTGCACATCAATTTTTATCAAATCTGGCTTTCTCCAACCATTCTGTTTGACTATAGTGTCTAGCGTCATTGTCATTCTTTTTGTCTTATGACCGTCATTGAACGCACCAGTAGTCTCTTTGTAATATGAGTTGCCGCCCGGGTTGTTTGGGTCTTCGTAGAAATCAACGAGTCTGCCATCAACATCGGATAGTACAGCTATAGCATGATTTTCATTTGTTAGAAATGGTTCCACTGATTGAGCTGCATCAAGTAGATAGTATGTCGCATCTGGCCAGACTTCTTTTGCTTTTCTTGTCCAGTGTTGAACACAAGCACCAATGTCATATATTACTTTTGGAGACGAATCTATGGTCTTTAGATAATCAGCATGTTCTTTTGGAAGAAGGTCTGCTTCTGCGACTTTTTGAAGATGTGACTTTGTTTTTTGAACTGGAGCAATTGTGTCCTGCACTCGGAAGAATGTAGACCCCTTATGATCACATTCTATGCTCGCATCAGCCCACACTAAGAAGCCATTCTGTCTTGCCTTCATGCAGAAAAATACATCTTCTGAAACGGTGTCTGTGTGATTGATTGCTTCCTTATAGAAGAAATGTGGATATGGCATCTTGCGGAAAACTTCTGACTTGATCAAAGCACATCCCATGCCACAAGCAGCAACTTCTACTACGCCTCTTCCTTTTATGAGCTGGTACGGAATGTTTGTGCAGCCTCCATTTTGGGTATCCATGTAGACTTCAAGTGTATGTGTATTTGGAATGCGCTGAATATAAAGCCCGGAAATAATATCCTTATCGGCAGCCAACATTTTTGTCAGTGCATCTCTCGGAATTACGATATCGCTATCAATAGAAAACAGATAATCATATCTCTTGGCCCAGTCAGCAATTAGGTTTCTGATTTGTGATATTGAGTATCCATAAAAATATTGAAAATCAAGTTCATATCCATCTGGAACCTCTAAATCCCAAAGACTTTTGAATGTTTCCACTTCAATATATTTTGCTGTCGGAATTGCAACCAGTATCTTTTTATTCATTGATCCGTCCTTTTTAGCATACGACCTACTAGCATTTTGATTTTGTTCACTTCCTCTTATCTTATAATCGTTTAGAGGGTTTGCGTCATTATAGTTGCAGACAATTTCGCGATTGCAATAAATTTTATCTGGATCTATTCTTTCTATCAATTCGTAAAATAGTGGATTATCTGCGCCAGACTTCATCCATTCATTATTGACCTTGAATTTACTTTCATCCAATCCAACAAAATGCTTGCCGAGACAAGTTCTCAAATGAGTGTATGGTATTTTCCAGTTGAAGTGATGACTTCTATAGGTCTTGTTTTTCTTTACTTCAGCTGGATACTCTTGTGCAATCAACGGAATGTTGTCTACTACGGACCACATAGACCCATAGGTGAATTCATATCCCTGATCATACAGGTCGTTGTAGTATTGGAATATCGTGTTGTTGTTTATCAGCCAGTCATCGCCGTCTAGCAGCATCACAATGTCATCGGCTCTAGCATATTCGCGGATTTCGGTAATCTGATTCCGAATGCATCCAATATTCTCTTTGTTATGGAGTAGAAAGAAGCGATCACGAATAGTTTTCGGTAGAGATTCAATTGTCTTTTTAGCTATATCGTAGCTTTCATCATCAGAACAATCGTCAATTATTATGTGGGTATAGTTATCGTAGTCTTGCGATGCAACTGAGCGAATATTCTTTTCAATATATGCTGCTGCATTCCAGAATGGTGAGATAACCGTGATTGGTCTTTGTTTTGCAAAAGACCGATACTCTTTTTGGACTGGCATATTTCCGGTTCTACCAAATATGCGGGAAACCTTATCATTGATTCGAGTGACCCTGCGATAATCATCAACTGACAAAAATTCCCCAAGAATGGAATAGAAGAATTGCTTCCATTGCAGAGCAATAGTATCCCATCCAGCAATGTCTTTCACAACATCGCAATAGTTTTGCTTCTGCTGATGGAGATATGGAGTAGAGTAGGCAGAGAAGAAAGCTTGAAGAAACTTCTGGACCTGCTGGTCCCTGTTGATATGTGGAAACAAGCTGTTTGGCTCAATCGCATAGTCAATATGATAACATGCAAGGTCAACAGCAGTTTCTTCCAGCGCGCCAAATCGTGTTGTCATGAGTGGTGTCTTATAGAGTAGAGACTCCAGCGAAGATATTCCAAATGTTTCTGGGAATGCACCAGGATACAACATCATCCAAGCATTTGCAAGAATTTTTGCTATCTCGTGCTGTGGAATGACTCCGGTGAATGTGACTCCAAGGTCTTTCAAGTCTTGCCGCTTTGATAGCTGCTCTACCGTGTTTTCCTGCGCGTCTGGAGCGGCTCCTTCACGGAACCTATAGTAACCACCGATGATACTCAATCGGGCTTGTGGAAGCTGTTTCCTGATTGCTGGCCAGATGTCGTTGACAAGTGGAAGCATTCCTTTTGTCGCGGAAGCATTGTAGACAAAGTGATTTTGGTCTTTCTTGCTCAGGTCGACTTCTGGAATGTGACAGACAGCACCGTTACGAGTCTGAAATATCTTTTTCTTGAGCACTTCGTAGTTGCGCTTCTTGCCGTGAGCACATGTCAGGATGTATGAGGTGTGCCAGTCGGACAGTGTGAAGATATGGTCTATCTTTCCAGAAACGACCAAGTTTTCCATCATATCGTCGCCTTCAATGAAGGTATCATGCAGCCACAGAATGCGCTTCTTTGCTGTGTGAACAAACGGCCAATCGTTCATGACGAATGGAGCTACTGTTCTGGACACCACTACAATATCGTATTTCTCGCCGTGGGATTTTGCATCTACATTGTCTATGTAACGAACACCGTCATACATACCGGGATTTGAATTTGATCCGTCTTTACAGTTGTTGAATACCGTAACTTCAAATCCTATCTGCTGAAGTTCTTTGGCAATCAGTATTACAGCAGATTCGGAACCGCCAAGTCCCTGCTTGGATAGTGTGGCTCCATCATAACAGAGCCCCAGTTTGTCTATTATTGCAATTTTCATAATATAGCCTTTTACGCATCACGCCAGAATTCCATTCCTCTATATTTATTCCATATTTCTGGTGGCAATACTGTTTCTCTATTCGTATAGCATACTTTACTTTTTGTGGTATGTAAACCGGGAAAGTTCAAGCTGGAATCATAATTTTGATACGATGTGCTAACATCATTGAAGTTGTGTTGATATTTTTCTATTTTTGTAAAATTATAGATTCTATCAATAGTCTCTTTTGGATTTTTTGCTAAATCGTTATATTCCACAAACATAATATCATTTCTAAACTCTGAATGCCAAAGTGTCTTTATTGCAAAATAGGCATTGTAAATCACACCGTTTTCTCGCATAAGAGAATCTGCTCTTGTGAATACATTATAATCATGCTCAGCGGGAAATACAGAAGAAAGATACATTGGATTTGAATTTCTTGCACGCTCAAAGCTGTCTACAACCCAAGATATATCTCTTACCGTAAGTATGATTTTTGAATATGGAAAGAGAGATTTGACCAGATAGTATGTATTTGGCCAAAGTCTATTTGTGTCAAACACTATTGATTTTGATGTATCAGAATAATAGCTATCAAATAGCCCTTTCAATATTTTCTCTTTTGTCTGTATAGTCATAAGAGAATCGTATTCATCTTTTTTGGCTATTACATCATACGCGGATCTGACCAATGGTAATAACGGGCTTGTCACCGATGAATGCACATTTGGATTTTGTGAAAGTATAGAAGAAAGTAAAGTCGACCCAGATCTAGGTAATCCACCTATAAAAAAATATTTCTTTTGAAACGAAAGCATCAATTGACTCCATGATAAAAATAGACTTATTATTCAGGCATTACATAGAGCGAATTTATACTCTCTCTTATGGTTTCCACCGAAGTTGTGTCGCAGACTTTTTCAGACAGGATGTCAACTTCTTTTCCTCTTTCAGCAAGAAGTCGTGCCTGAGCTTCATCAAATACACCAGCATGTGA